TTACTTGTTGGCCTTGAAAGAGCCGTCCTTCTGCTTCCACAGCGGCTCGCACTTGTCGCCGTCCTCGCCATTGCAGAAGAGGGCCGACCAATTGGCCTTCGAGACGAGAGAACGGCCGTGCGGGCAGCCGTCGCCGGCCACCTGCGGGGCCGCCTGGCCCCCGCCTCCGTCGCGGCGCTGAACTCGGCCGCCGCTGAAATTCTTCGGAGCGCCGCCACCGCCAGGGTTGCCGCCACCACCCTTGTACTGCTCACGGGCGTAGGCCGCCGCCTTCGAGGCGTAGTCGATGAGACCTTCGTTCTTCATCGCGGCCAGCAGCTCGGCACCACGCCGGGCGGTCTCCTCTGCCGTGTGGCCGGACACGCGAGGCGTCAGCCACTCAGCGTCAAAGCCCGAAGCGGCCTTGAGGGTGACGCCGATCTCGAAGGGCGGGTTACCAGAGGTGGAATTCGGCAAAGGCTTCTCCTCGTTGGCAGGGGTTTCGGGCTTCTCGTCCCAGGGGGAACGATCGTCAAACGGGTCGGGGTAGGTCACTGTTGCCTTCCTCTACTTCCATATTGCATTCCATTCCTAACGGAAGCAAGGTCAAAGATGTGTGGCAGCGATCTCAGATGGGGCAAGCGCCAGAGGCGCAAATCTCATCGAAGCCGGTGTCCTCGGTCTCAATTCCAAGAGCGGCAGCCTCGGCCTCGTACTGCTCACGCGAGATCCGCTCGTACGGAGCCTGAGCACGCGACAGCTCCGGGAAGATGGTGCTTCCCTTCAGCCTCGGCATGAAGTCCAGAAGGACCCTGGCCACGTCGTCCACGGTGTACTTCTCCGGATCGACGCTTGCCGTGTAGCTCACGGCCTGGTCCGCCCAATACGTCTGGTAGAGCGCCTGCACCCTCAGCATGTCCTCAAGCGACAGCATCCCGGCGTGCTCGATCACGGACGGGTCCATGACCTCACTGACGAGCGGGTCACGGGTCGGGATCGTGACGACCGCGGTGTTCGCCGCATAGACGCACTGCTCGACGCTGTAGCCGGCCGCCTTGTACTCGGCGACCTTTCGCGCCTCTTCCGGCTCCACCAGTGAAAAGCGGATACGCCGAAGGAAGTAATCAGCGAAAGGAGCATGGATGCCCTCACCTGAAGCGCCAGCCACCTTGGAAGTCGTCCCCGTAGGGGCGATCACCCGCTTCTTGATCGGGACAGGAATCCGCAACTCGCTGGCGTACTTAGCCGCAGCCTCGTCCACCTCTTCGGCCAGTTCCACAAGCGTCCGCCGAATGAACCACGTATCAGCGGCCTCACTGTAGGGAATTCCGCTCTTCGCCAGGAAGTCGGCGAATCCCAGGTGCCCCACACCGATACGCCTGTATCGGGCGATAGCAGCCGCCGACTTCGGGTCAGCGACCTTCGCACAGGTGGCCCGGATCAGGTACCGAGTGATCAGCCGGTGGGCCTCCAGGAGACCGTCAGTATCGACGTGCCCGTACCGGTCGACAAACGCCCCGAGGCTAACGGAACCAAGGCAACATGGTTCGCCGGGCAAAAGCAATGCTTCGCCACATGGGTTTGTGGTGTACACACCGTCTACCTCCCCAACAGCGCTTGTCGAGCTGTTCCAGAAGCCCGGCTCACCGTTTGTCAGCGCGCCTTCCGCAAGGCTGCGAAGAACGAGCTGAGCACCCATGTGACCCTGATGTACGGCCGAAATGAAGTCGTCGTCCACTTCCACGCTGATATTCGTGGTCCAGTGCCTCGCCATGTCGGCCTTGCACGCCAGGAACTCGTCAATCTGCGGGTCGTCCCATCGCATGATGGACATGCGAGCAGAGCGACGAACACCGCCAGAGACGATGCATCGAGCAATCTCGTGGTCGATCTCCATAGCGTCAATGCCGCTGATAGAGCCCCAGATGAGAGCGCCGGTGAGGATCTTGCCGACCTCAATCATCATCTCAGCGAAGGGTGCCGGCCCGCTCGCGGTGCCCCCGAACGTCCGCAGCGCAGCGCCCTTGCACCGGACTCGGCTCACGTCATACACGCGGTCCTGGTGCCTGGTCTCCGGGTCATGCGCCGTGCGGATCAGGTCACCGAGAGCGTCAGCCCACCCTTCCCGCGAGTCCTCGACGGGGTAGGCACCGGCCCAGGTGTACGCGTACTCGGTCGAGATCAATCCGGCCTCGACCATTTCGAGGTAGTCAGGGTGGTCCGGGTCGCAGACGATGTGTACGGTCGTCGGGCTGACCACGGCCGGGAACTCGGCAAGGTAGTGGTTCGAGTAGTTGGCCCCTACTCCCCCGCCCTCAGCGAGCCTCAACAGGGTGAAGGTGAAGTGCTCGGCAGGGTCCTCGGGGTACCAGCCCGCGGCCCAGCAGTTGTTCAAGGCGTGATCGTTGACGCCGCTCGACTTCAGATGCCGCCCTGCGGGCAGAACCTTGAACGACTCGATCAGTTCGACAAGACGGTCTTCCTCGCCTTCCTCGATGTAGCGAGGCTCGACCAGGGCCACGTTCCCGGCCACCACTCGGCGGACGGTTTCGGGCCAGGTCTCCAGCGAGCCGTCAGGCTTCTCGCGCCGGTAGGTGCGCTCGTAGACGGTGCGGGCAGTTTCAGTCTTCCAGTCAGTCAAGTACGCGCCCCCGCTCAGAACTGAGCCGATGCAGCCGCGTAACGGGCCTCAGAGAGAACGTCCGCGAGGGCGGCCAGATCCTCAGGCACGAGGTCCACCGTCACACCATCGGACTTCGTGAAGAGGCTGAAGGCCACGGTGGAATCCTTGGCCGCATCCGCCGAGTAGGACACGATGAAGGAAAGGCTCCGGTCCTTCGAGCCGTAGGTCTTGAGAGTTGCGAGCATGGGTTACCGTCCCGTCCGTATGCTTCGGTTCATTTCTGCGGTCAGAGCGTCGATCGCTCTGTATCCGCGCTTCTTGTCGGCATCGTTGACGGGCGTCATCCCGTACACGAAAGTCCGCATGATTACCTCTTGGTAATCGGGGTTAAGACGCTGAATGCACCGCTCGGCGTCCATTCGAGCCGTCATGATGTTGTCCGTGATGGTGCACCGAGTCAGGTCGTCCTTCTTGCCTATCTGCTCGGAGACTTCAGCGTCGGTGTAGATGAAGGACCGCATCACACCCCGGACTTCATCCGGGGTGTAGTGATACTGGTCGTCCATCAGGTCGAGATACGCCCTCTCCTTGGCCGCATAGCGTCGGCCGGCGTTCCAGAAGACCTTTCGGAGAACTTCCTCGTTGTCCTGGTACTGCGCGATGACACGCTGTTCCTTGAGCGCGTGAAGGAGGATTTCTTGCTTCACGTCATCCTGCTCTACGATCTGCCACTTCGCAGTGACCTCGCGGGCGATCCTCTCGGCCAGTTCGTCAAGGGCCTCCCAACTGATTTCCGTCATACACTTCCCTTGCCAACGAAACGGCCCTTAGGCCCTCGCTTGATCTTTCCGAACCGCTCGCCTTCGACCACGAAAGAGCCGTCGTCCTCAACGGGAATTGCGTGCGGAGTTGCGCCGTACTTCCCGACGTAGAAGAGGCCGAATCCCTTCTGCCAATTAGCCGGACCGTTCTTGAGGTATCCGGCCTGCCTCACGTCCATCAGGTGACCGACCTCGAAGCCGTAGATGGTCTTCAGCTTGCCGCCGTATCCCGCGGACTCCGGGGAGATGGCCAGCCGGTGAGTGTGGCCCATGACCACGCTCACGCCGGCCTTCTTCGCCTTCGCCGCAGCCGTGCGGCCGGCCACCTGATTAAGGCCCGCGGACTCGTGCCCGTGGATGGCCACCCAACCCGGCGCGAACTCGTAGTACGGCTCCAGTAGCTTCACGTCGTAGGCCGCGAAGTCCAAGAGCTGATCGAACCGATAGAAGGTGTCTTCCGCCGCGAGGGCTGGAGCACGAGAGGCGAGGTACTTCCTCGGCCGTTCGTCGTGATTTCCTTCCAGGACCCCAACGGGGCCGTCGTAGACGGCCCGAAGGGGCTCAAGGAAGTTCTTCTTGGCGTACTCGCTGTCGCGGATGACGTTGCCCTCGAACTCAGCCCTGGTCCCCGCGGACCACCGAGAGGGGGCCGGGTAGTCTACGAGGTCACCGATCTGGATAACCTCGTCGGGCTGATACTCGCCAACGAACGAAATCACGTTCTTCAGCGCCCTCTTGTCCTCAAAGGGCATCTGAGTGTCGGATATGACTACAACGCGCTTCACACAGCCTCGTCTTCCAGTCGCAGCAGCTCAGCGAGGAAGGAAAGCGGGTCCTTGCGTACCTCGATGTAACGCTGTCCGGCCTCGTCGGCCACCGAGTACCAGACGGTCAGTTCGAGGTAGTTCTCCTCGTAGCCACACGTGTCGCAGTAGCCATACTGTTCGGACTTGATTTCCCAGTCGTCTTCGTCGATCCGGGCAGACACCGCGTTGATGCCGTGCTCACGGTGAAGCCACCGAATGACGAGATCCTGAATTCGCTGCTCAACAGTCATCGTGTGATCTCCTCAGTAGTAGGTCGGCTCAGGCAGGTCGATATACACCCAACGGTCGAAGGAACCGTCATGGATAGCGTTCAGCTCCATGACGTGAATAGGCTCTCCGTTGCCGTCGTCCAGCTCGAAGCCGTCATTGTGAGCGGCCTGGATTGCATCTTCGATCGCCTTGGCGTGCTCTTCGAGGGTCATGCCTTCTTCTCCAGTCGCTCGATCTCGCGGTTGATGTACCAGGCCGCTTTGCGGAGGTCCGTAAGCGGTTCGTCGTGCTTGTGGCCGGCGCGGAGCACGTACTTCACGACGTTGCCCAAGTTGAAGTTCAGAAGCTCGGTTATGTCGATCACCTCGACGCCGCCGGGAAGCCACGTGTAGTGCGACGGGTGGTCTACCTCGTCGTGGTCCTGGCCCTGGTCCTCGAAGGCGGAGAACTCCCCCACGTCGAAAGCGAGGCTCCGGCCGTTGGCGAAAGTAAGCTCGTACGCGAAAGCATCGCCAGGCTCGATGTGGGTAATGACGGCTTGCTCACCACGGAATTGCTGTGTGTACGGTGTCCCAGGGCACGTGATGGTGACGACCTGGCCGATTTCGTAGCTCACTCGGCTTCCAGCTCATCGTCAAGGAAGAATGCACCCCAGTCCCCAAGGGCACCGTCAGCACGGTCGAGCAGGACGGAAGTCGCCGCTTCTAGTTGCGCGTAATTCACGGCCTCGATGGTTCCCGTCAGGCCGGCCGATCCGTCCGTGACGGTGGCGCGGACTCGGACTCGATCGCCGGGCTTCCACTTGGACTTCACTGAACACCGATCCTTTCGCGCAGGGCCGCAGCCCCGAACTGGTGCAGGTAGGAATTTGAGTCGTGGCCATCGGGCATGACGATGACCCGCGAGTTGAGAAGTTGGGCCGCTAGCTTCTCCGCGGCCTCAATTCCGGGTTTGTCTCCGTCCGCAATGACGTAGACGGTGGGGACACCGAGTAGGGGCGGAATGAAGTGCTCCCGCCAACTCGACGTGCCCTGATAGGCGATAGCCGGGATGCCTACTGATTCCCAGGCCATCGTGTCCAACTCGCCTTCCGTTACGACGATGAACGGGGCGCTCGTAATCAGTGAGCGAGTGTTGAACAGTCGGGGCGAGTCACCGGGGACAGTCATGTACTTCCCGTGTCCCTGGTGCCTTTCTTTGCGGGTCGGGGCGAAATAGTTGCCTTCTTCGTCCCGAACGCATTCGTCCGCTATGCAGCGGAACCGGATGGTGGCGACTCCGTCAGGTCCCTGTGCCGGCCGCATGTACGGGATGACCAGCATCCCCGTTCGCTGCTCATGCCCAGTCAGCGCCGAACCGACGAACCCCAAGCCGAACTTGTCCGCTACGTCGCCCAGGCCGCGGGCCGTGACGTACTCCTCGGCCGGGCTGTTCTTGAATTGCTGATGGTAGGTTCTCGCCGCTTCCACCGAGCCGGGCATGTGCCCATGCCTGTGCTTCTCGGAACCCAATCTTCTCCTCTCGCATGATTACGTCTATCGAGTCCTCGGAGACCTGACAGACAAAGCAGGTCCAACGCTGCTTTTCCGTGCTCACTGAGGCGCTGGGGTTGTCGTCAACGTGAAGAGGGCAGGGGATCTTGGACCACCCTGCCCTTTGCTTCACGTCTATTGAGTAGTAGTGCTTCAGCACCTCAGCGATCGGAGGCTTATCGGCCACTCTGCGGGGCCGGCTCACCGATCCGCCTTGTCGTCACGGGGAAGTCGTACTTCCGGTAGGCGGAAGTCATCCATTCCTTCTCGCCCCGGTACTTGCGGTAGTCGAACTTGATTCGCTTATCACTCATCAGTCGATGCCTCTCGGTTGTCTACGTGATAGCGCTGCCCAAGGAACTGAACGGCGGGAGGGTTCTCCAGGTAGGCCGCTGCGTTCCGCAGGACTTCCGGGTTGTCCTTGGCCCCAGGGAGGACCCGCCGGTTACACAGGCGGCAGGTGAGCCCTCGTACGAGGCCGGTTTTGTGGTCGTGGTCTACGTCGAGGCGGTAGCGCCTCGGCTGTCGACAGATGGCGCACACGCCGCCCTGGTATTCGAGTAGCGATTGATACTCGCCGGGCTCTAGGCCGTAGGTGTTGGTTACCCGAGCTTCATGGGAAGCGGCCCTTCGGGTCGCCTTCCGGCAGGTCGAACACACCCGGCCGCGCGGGGTGAAGAACTTTTCCGCACGGTTCTTCTCGCATTTCGTACAGCGCCGGTATCCGGCGCGAGGCTTAGACACGCGGGCTCAGGGCCGCCTCAAGTCGCCGCTGGTCCTTGGTGAGAACCGCCTCGTCAGCGAGACCCTGAAGGAACGAGAGAGGGACGACCTCCCAGGCCGGCCCCTGCTGTGTCGGCATCGACACGGCGACCGTCCGGGCCGCGCTGTAGCGCGAGTGGAAGCGGAGTTCCTTGGCAAGTCGGTAGACCCTCATGCGCCGTGCGCTCTCGACGGAGAGCACGAGAGTTACGACTCCCCCGCCCGCTTCGCTGATCTGGTCAGCCGAGATATGCGGGTTCTTGTCGACAAGAACGTCCACGATTTCTCGCTCTAGCACGTACCCGCAAGTCTTGGGCATTTCCCCTCCCTTTCCCTAATGCCAGCATAGGCGGCAAACCTAACGGAAGCAAGGTTGTAGGCGTGTGACGAGAATTACCCGTAATCTTCGAGCACGTCAGTAAGCTGCATGTTGCTGGCATTGAAAACGTAGCTACTGAAGGTCTGGCCCGATGGGTCAGCAAAGCCCTCCCGGTTCTTCACGGGAGAGACGTGCAGGATCGCTCCATCCATCTCGTCAGTCTCCTTGTGAATCGTCAAGATCACGTTCGGCACACGGCCGATCTTGCCCTTTACTCCAGACAGCGGGATCGGCTGGAGGCCGTCCGAGAACTCTCCGACCACATGGTGCAGAGCCAGAACATGAGCACCCGTGTACCGCGCCATATCCGACAGGTACTCACACAAGGACTCCAGGCCGAAGGTGAATGCCTCGGCACTGAGGGAAGCCCCCGCCGCATCGTCGGCCACGTTGGTAATGTTGTCCACGACGATCAGGTGAGGGAATATTCCGAACACCTCGAAGTAGGCCCGGAGGTCCTTCTCCACATCACGCAACGCTGGTCTCGCCTCGTAGTTGAAGCGAAACCACCACCGCTTTGAGAGGTAAGCCGCGTACTCCCCGAAGTCGTCCTTGAGTAGCTTCCGTTTCACGTCCCTCACGTTGTCGCCCGTGAGGATCGCCGTAGCCCGTGTGAGCTGCGTTGCCGCGTTGCTATCGGCCGAGTAGTACAGCACCGGAATGTTTCCGTAGAGAGCCAGGTTCAGAGCGAAGAGCGACTTACCCGTGCCGGGGCCGGCCGCCACAATGGAGAACTCACCGCGGCGGAACTCAACCTCATGCCGGGCGAGGCCCTGAAACGGCGAAGGGAGCGGTTCGCCTGCCGCTCCCTTGACCATGACTGATTGCGCGAGGCTATACAGGTGCGCCTCCCAAGTCGTCCAGAAGCTCTTCCGCGGTGCGCCGGTCGGCGTCGGGGATCACCCATGCGCCAAGGGTCTGGCTGAGCGAGTACCGGATTATCCGAAGCTCGTCGTGACTGAGTTCAGCGAGAATCTTTGAAGTCGTTATGTTGGCCATCACGCCCCCTTCCAATCTTCACTATGCATGAGCTTCCTAACGGAAGCAAGGTCAGGACGAAAAAAAGGGGCAGGCGTAATTCACGTCACAGAAACGACAATCGTAGCCGGGGTTCGCCGGAAAGTCGCCTCGCTTCACGCCTGCGTCCATCGCCGCATACCGCTCCCCGATCTCGTCCTCTGACACGTCGGCAACCTTCACCGGACGCGAGAGCCGGCCGTCCCTGGCGAGGTACCAGTCAGCCTCTTCGACGTTCACGCCCCACTGCTTCCGCATGGCGACGGAGTACGTCTGCAACTGGAACTTGCTCTTCGTGGAACCCGTCTTGAGGTCCCGTACCTTCACCTTGCCCTTGCCCTGGTCTAGCGCCTGGTCTATGTACCCGCGGACCTGGACCCCGCCCAGCTCCACGAGGAAGTACAGCTCAAGCCCAGGCTCGTCCTGAGGCGTCTTCCAGATGTCCGGCCCGTTCTCCTTGGCCCACTCGACGTAGGCCCGCGTCTGCTCGCGGCCCAGGAGGAAACGGCGCTCAATGTCCTCCCCGCCCGTGTAGCGGCCGGCGCTCATCCACTGGTCCGTGTCGGGCCACTTGTCCAGCGACTTGTTCGTCAGGGCCGCGTACTCGTCGCTGAAGAGGTGCACGACCTCTTCAGTCTCCATAACACGAGACGACCTCTCGAAAGCCTCTGCGGCTGAATGAAAGGCCGTCCCGTGATGAGACCAAGCGGCCGGCCTCGGTTTGACGCGCTCCACGCGCTGGAGCAAGTAACGGAGACCGCACTTCTCGTACTGCTCGACCTGCGAGACCGACCGCGGCTGTGTCTCTATCAAATCTGTCTACCTATTCGACTCAGTCTGATGATGGTGAACGAGCTGCTTCCCAGGATCATCGCGTGTCCGCGCTCGACGTGCCGCCGCGCGACCTCGTATTCCGCCATGGGTCCCCCCAGCTCGGCCTCAAGTTCCATAATGCGCTGCTCGGTGAGCGAGTCAAGCGCAAGATCACTGATGATCAGGTCTATCCAGTCCGTTACTACACCTTTGGTGTAGAGGACAAGCACCCCGAGGGTGTTGAAGTCCGGCTCAATCTTGAGCGTCTTCGCTTCCCAGGTGCATCGGCTCAGCGAGCACTTCTTAGCGGACCTCTCTACGTCCGGAACGTCGCCCAGCCAGGAAGCCACGATTCCCGGATCTGCAACGCGGCAACTGTCGTTCATGTGCAGCTCACTGAGGGTTTTCATCAGGAGGACCGCCCCCCTGTCTCTTACCTTCGCACGTGTGATCGCCTCGTACAACCCGCAACTATGCGGCTGTGATCACATGGTGAACGGTTGTACGTGAAACGGTCATGTAACTACCAAGAAACAGCAAAAGACCCTTCACGCCACGAGCGGAAGGGCCTTCTTTGTCCGGTATGGGCCTGTGTGTCCGACGTTAGCAACCTGAAACGCCGTCAAAGGTTACCAGCGGTAGCGCAAAGCGTCCGCCGGCAGTGGCGTGGCCGGTAGCGTTACGGCCTTCATGTGTGCGAACTTCGGGCGCTCGCGGCCCTCGGGCCAGCGCACGACGAGCTGACCGTCTCGGCCCTCCCTGGGGACCCACTCCCATGGGTTGCCCTTCTTCCCAGGCACCAGCGTGAGCACGGTGTTGTGCGTGACGGAGTACGCCCAGAAACGCTTAGCCAAATGAAGCTGAGTCTTACTCAATCCGGGGTCGCCAAGCCGCCAACGCATGAAAGCGACCAGTTCTTTAGCAACGCCGTAATGCGTCACCTCTGATCGCTTGAACTCCGGAGTCGACGGCCATGCCGCTTCAAGAACTGCCTTGGCGGTATTAAGCCAGGGCCGACGCTCAATCCTCAATTTGCGCAATGCCTCATTAACGGCGCTTTCAGAAGCACCAGAGCTTTTTGCGATATCGACGTTGCTCATTCCATGAACGTAGACGAGCTTCGTCAGCGTCTCATTGTCCGGTAGCTTCCGTTCCGACATAGCACCCTCCCAAGATTGCAGACCACGCTACCCACAGTGTTCCCCGGTTTCAACCGGAGAGAGTCCGACTCGCGTCACAAACCTGCCTCCGTTAGGTGTGACCTCGGTCTCACCGTGATGCTCCAGCGTCCCGACGCGGGAGCTTTGACACCGACATCTTTAGTGAGAGAGCGAGTGAAACGAGCGAACGAACACCTCTACAAACTGTTGAGTCAATTACTCACTGTAGTCGTCTGGTGCGAGTCTGAAGTTCCTTCAGTAACTCAGTTCACTTAGCTACAACCTTTAGATTTCTCCTGTCTCGAACCCCTGTTGAGCACCCAAGCTCCAGGCGAGGTGTCCAGGAGACGGCCCCGGCTGCCAGACCAGTAGCCGGCCGGGGCCTCAGTCATCCAAGGAGGGACATGCCCAGAGCCAAGAGCATCTGCCTTATCTCTGGCTGTGTCGCCCGCACTGTACTAGACGGCAGATGCGCTGATCATCAGAGGCGGAAGAGCTGGAATCGAACAAGCGCTCGAAATGCTTCACGGTCCAGGGATTGGCCGAAGCGTCGAACCCGCGTTCTAATCCGTGACAACTTCACCTGCCAGCGGTGCGGTTCTCAAGATCACCTTGAGGTCGATCACATCGTTCCTGTGGCCCGCGGAGGGTCCTGGGATCTGTCTAACTTGTGGGTCCTGTGCCGGTCGTGCCACCGGCTCAAGACGTATGGGGAGGACCGGACTTGAGCCCGATCCCTGCTACGTGGGCGTAGCTCAGTTGGAAGAGCAGCGGTCTCCAAAGCCGCATGTCGGAGGTTCGAGCCCTCCCGCCCGCGCCATCTCGGCCGCCCCGGTGGGCGGCCTAATTCATTCCTAAGGCGTTTTTAACGGAGGTTTCACCATGCCTGCCTGCTCTGGGGCCTGCCCCGACTGCCCCTATGACTTCTGCGTCCCCGCGACGCCGGCCAGGCGGCCGAGCAAGGCGGCACAGCGCCAGTGGCGTCAGGACGCGCTCTTCGAGCTGGAGGACCTGGCGGACCTGTATGGGATCGACCCTGAGGCGGTGCGACTGTGACCAGAGGCCCGAAGCCCAAGGAGAACGCTCAGCGCCGCAACAGGCACGAGCACGCACAGACGCTCAGCAGCTCGACCACAGAGGGCCGCGCTCTCCCGCCTGGCCTCGGCATCAAGACGGCCGGTGCCAAGCGCTTCTGGCGGACGTGGGCGACCTCCCCCCAGTCAGCCAAGTGGGCCGAGACCGATTGGGCAGAGCTGGAGATCACCACCACGCTCGTCGACGCCTTCTATGCGGGCGACACCAAGTTGGCCGGTGAGATCCGGCAGAGAACTGCCAAGTGGGGCGGCACCGTCGAGGACCGCGCCCGACTGCGCATGTCCTTCGAGGACCAGGACCAAGGGGAAGCCGGTGAGTCGGCTTCCCCTGAGCCCGCGGTGACTGATCTAGACGAGGAGCTTTACCGGCTGCTCAGCGAGTAGGACCGGCTTCTGAGGTCGGTACCCAGGTCAAGCGTCCCTGCACCGGCCAATCCTGCGGGGGCACCGGCGGCAGCCCCAGCATGTCCCTTACTGCTTCGTCTTGTCCGCAAGGGCCGCAGATTTGAATATCTCGTTCGATAGCAATTCGAGATGCCGCCCCTACATCACCTTCGAACCGCTGAAGGTCTTCCCCGCAACGCGGGCAGTGCGGGCTCTTTTGCCGCTGTTCTTCACTCATCCCCCCACAGTATCAATCTCATAGCCCGGAGGTGGCCGTTTGGCGCAAACAGGCAACCTGCCCGAGGGCGTTCCCTCCCCCAAGGAGACCTTGGGATACGAGATAATTCGTTGGTGCAGCAAGTACATCGTCCAGCCGGACGGAGACAGGGCCGGTGAGCCCTGGGAATTCACTAAGGAACAGCTCCGCTTCGTCCTCTGGTACTACGCTATTGATGAGGATGGGGGGTGGCGTTACTCAGCCGGCACGCTTCGACGTGCGAAAGGCTGGGGCAAGTTAGACGCCGCTACTCGCCACACTCGCAATCGTTGAGTTCATCGGCCCTTGTCGATTCTCTCACTTCAACGCCTTCGGCATCCCGGTAGCTAAGCCGGTGGCCCTGCCCACTGTGCAGGTCGGTGCCACCGCGTATGAGCAGACCGAGCAGACCATGGAGTTCATCCGTGGCTGTCTGTCTGAGTCTCCCGCCGAGAAGGAGTACGGTCTCGACATTGGTAAGGCTGTCATCCAGTTCAAGAGCGGCAAGCCCGGCAGCATCAAGCCCAAGGCGACCTCCGGCCGCACGAACGAGGGAAATCGCCCGACCTTTGTCTGACCCCCGGTGGACCTTCTGCCGGGGGTCAGGCAGTGAATGATTTGTACTCATGGACGAGGTCCACCATTGGGTGGGCTCGAATGGTGGTCCGGAATTCTTCCAGACCCTCAAGCGGAACGTGGAAAAACTCGCTAAGGCGGGCTCCCGGTGGGTTACCACGACCAACGCCTACAACCCCACTGAAGACAGCGTGGCTCAGCAGATCCACGAGTCTGAAATGGTCCGCATGGGCCTGTGGCTCTATGACTGCCTCGAAGGCGACATTGAGCCGGACGAGCTGCGGGACGAGGCCAAGGTGCGCCAGGCCCTCACCGAGGCGTACGGCGACGCGAGTTGGGCCGACATTGACGGCCTGACGCGAACGATCCTGTATGACAGGACGACCCCGGATTCGACCTACCTGCGCTTCTTCTGCAACCGCATCGCGGAGTCTTCAGACGGCTGGATGAGCAAGGCCGAGTGGGATGCCTGCTACGACGACAAGGACCCCATCAAGCCCGGCGATCAGATCACTTTGGGATTCGATGGTTCGATCCGCGGTGACGCGACTTGTCTGGTCGGTTGCAGATTGAGGGACGGCAAGTTGTTCGTCCTGCACCTTCAGGAGAACCCCCGGAACCCCAACCTCCCCGATTGGGAAGTTGACGTTCTCGCCGTCGAGGCCGCTGTGAAACGCGCCTTCGAGACCTACCGCGTTGAGTGGATGTACGGCGATCCGCCGTACTGGCAAGAGGCCCTTGGCCGCTGGTCGATCGAATACGGCGATGACTATGTTTTCGAATTCTGGACCAACAAACCCACTCGCATGGTTCAGGCCGTCGAGAGATTCCGTACCGCTGCCATGGTTAAGGATCTGCTCCACGACGGAGACGACGACCTTACTCGGCACGTATTGAATGCCGTCGTCAGGGAAGTCCCTCAGGGCTTCCTGATCACGAAAGATTCCCCCCGTTCCCGAAAGAAGATCGATGCTGCGGTCTCTGCCGTTCTGGCGTTTGAGGCCCGAGCCGACGCGATAGCGGATGGTCGCTTGAAGATACGCAGGAGCCGCGTAGTGGGCTTCTAGGAAGGCCCGCCTATGATTGTTCCCCCCGGTAGCCATACGGCATTCATCGGTAAGCCGTCCAAGCCAGAAGAGTGGTTGCAGTACCTATACGGCAAGCTCCCTGGCCCCAATAGCCCGGCACGGATCTACTCGGAGTATTACGAGGGCGAGCAACAGAAGCTCGCCTTCTCTCAGATGCGTTACAAGGCCGCCTTCGCCTCCGTCTTCGAGCAGTGGCGAGACAACTTCTGCGGCATGATCGTGGACGCCACGAACGAGCGGCTGAACGTCGACAGCTTCCGAATACCCGGCACTGAGGGCACGGACAAGGACGCGCGCCAGTTCTGGCAGCGCTCCAGCATGGACGCGTACAGCAATGCCGTCCATCTCGAAGCCCTCATTCAGGGACGCGCCTACGTCGTCGTGTGGGCGGACCAGGACGGGGAACCGACCATCACGCCTGTCTCTGCTGAGCGCATGGCCGTCTGCTACAAGGCCGGCTCCCTGTGGGAGCTGGAGGCCGCGGCCCGTTTCGAGCGGGACGCCTGGGGCCGGCAGCAGGTGACCTTGTGGACCGAGGAATACGTCTACGAGGTCGCCTACGGCGTCACCGAGTGGGACAAGGGCGTCAGCTCGCCCAATCCGTTGAAAAGGGTTCCGGTCGTCCCCTTCGAGAACAGGATTCGGCTCATCGGTGAGCCTGTCTCTGATCTGGCCAACTGCATCCCGATTCAGGATGCCCTCAACAAGACCGTCATGGACGCGTTGACCGCCTCCGAAGCGGCGGCGTTCCCCCAGAGGTACGCAACGGGCATCGAGATCCAGCAGGACGAGAACGGCAATCCGATCGCTCCGTTCAACGTTGGTGTCGACAAGCTCTTGCAGGCCGAAGCGCCCGACGCAAAGTTCGGTTCCTTCGAGGCCGCGAACTTGCAGAATTACGTGACTCTGGTGGACATGCTTGTCCAACACCTTGCTTCCGTTAGTAGGGTTCCCAGTCATTACTTCCTGGTCAACTCGACCACTCCCCCATCAGGCGAGTCCATCATCTCTGCGGAGGCCGGCCTAGTGGCCAAAGTCCGAGAGAGGATGCTCCATTTCGGCGAGGCATGGGAAAGAGTCATCAGGCTTTGCTTCGCCGTGAAGAAGGACAAGCGCCAAGACGCATTCGACATGGAAACGCGCTGGCGTGACCCCGAGTACCGCACCGAAGCTCAGCACGTTGACGCCCTGCTGAAGCTCAAGCAGCTCAACGTGCCCGAAGAAATCCTTTGGGCCGAGGCCGGATTCTCTGCCACTCAGATCGACAACTTCCGCGAAATGCGGAAGGACGACGCTAAGGCGGCTGCGGAGGTCCAGAAGCTCATGCCTCAGCCCGAACCCCAGAACCCTGCCGCCAAGCCTCCGCAGGGTAACTCCGGGAATGTCGCCCGGAAGTTGCACGAGGCTAAGTAACCGACCCGCCGAAATGGCACAGGTCCCATCCGAAATGGAAACCCGCATGACGACTCAGAACGAGACTGGCCAGACTGACCCCGGTATCGGTTCCAACGGAGGAAGCGTTTCTCCGCCCCCGGCCCCGCCGACTGGCCCGACGCTGGATGAGGTCATTGCTGACCGCGACCGGTGGAAGGCCCTGTCTCGCCAGAATGAGACGAACTACAACAGCACCCGCACGGAGCTTCAGCAGCTCCAGGAGGCCCAGCAGGCGGCCATTGAGGCCGCTAAGAATGAGGCTCGGAGTTCCACCCTCGGAGAGGTCTCCCAGGAGCTGGTCACCGCGGAGCTTCGACTTCAGGCCGCAAGCGCCGGCGCGGAGCTTCCTGATCTCCAGTTCCTCGACCTTAACCGCTTCAAGGGCGACGATGCCCGCCCGAATGCGGATGCGGTCAAGGCGTTCATTGAGTCTCTGCCCAAGGGGCAGTCCGGATCGGAGTTTCCGCAGCTCGCGGGAGCCGGTCACAACAGGGAAGGCGGATCGGAGTTCAAGTCGTTTGACCCGAACGAGCTTGCCGACTTCATTGCCGGTAAGTCCTTCCTGTAAGTCTCACACTACCGCACTGCCCTCCGTTGAGGAGGGGTTTTTAGCACAGCCTTCATAGCGCGCGAAAGAGCCCCCTCCGGGGGGCTTTTTCATGCCCTCTTGGAGGCGCTTTGGCTACTCAGCACCACTTTAATCTTGACCCGAAGCAGGTCACTATTGCGGCCCTCGGGATTCTCGACCGCCAGCTGACGCTTGGCGGCATCCCAGCTCGGTACTCTGAGCTGAACTTCACCGGCGGTATCGGTGACGTGATCAACGTCAACCGTGAGTCGCGCGGAATTCCCGTTCAGGAGTCGGGTATCTCCGCGCCGATCAAGAACCCGATCACCGGTGACAAGAACGTCTTCGCGGCGGCCACCGACCGACCGCTTCCGGACGCTGACCGGCGTCCGCCGAACGGCTTCGTGACCGAGACCCGATTTCCGGTCCAGCTCACGACCCTTGCGCAGAATGCGACCGCCATCGGTATGGAGCAGGTCGCGTTCGACCTTAAGACTTTTGGCTCTCAGGTTCTCAGCAAGCTCACCAGGGGCTTCGCTGAATATTTTGATGACACCATTGCCGCATTCATCAAGGCCAATATCACCCGTTCCGGCCTGACCGCCGCGCAGGCTAAGGCGGTTGGCGGCGACGTTGCAGTAACGATTCCTCAGGCTGACGGTACTGGCGAGAACATGTCGGCTCGCGCCCTCGCCATTCGGGCTGCTCTCGTTGACGCACGTATGAATATGAACTTGGCCCTCGTCCCGACTTCCGAGCGGTATCTCATCGCCGGCCCTGAGGTCGAGAGCATTCTCCTGAAGGACCCCGAGTTTGTTGCCGTGGACTACTCCGGTGACACCAACGCCCTGCGCCGGGCGACGGTCGGCCGTATCTACGGTTTCGACATTGTGATTCACAACTCCTTCGGCCTGGAAATGTACCTGTTCCACAAGTCGGCAATGCTCATCGCTTCCGCTTGCCCGGCCCTCCCGATGGGTGCCGTCACCGGCTCCGTCCAGGACGTGAATGGCATCGCCACGCGAATGCTGGTCGATTACGACTACGGCAAGAAGATGGACACCATTGGGCTTGACACTATGTATGGCCTGGCCACCATCAAGGAAGACCCGGCTTACGCAGTTCGAGGTGTGAACATCGGTGAAAAGTTCGTCCGCGGCCTGAAGATTTCGATTACGGAGACCGCGCCGGCCACTGGCTGATCTCCCCGACAAACAGGGAGGCTGAATGCCGCTGGCATCTGTTGAGGACGTGGCTGCCCGTATGGGGCAGCCCGTCTCTCAGGACGACTATCCCCGCATTACCGCTTTCATCGAGGACGTGTCCGCCCTCATAGAGGACTACTGCGGACGAGACTTCGAGCGGCACCAGGACCAGGCCCTCACGCTCCAGGCGGAGGGCGGTCCGGTCCTGACCATCCCGACCCGGTACCGGACCGCCCTCACGGTGTCTGCCGTCGAGGTCGAGGGCCAGGCCCTCACCGGCGCTGTGCTCCGGCTCGGCTACCAGCTCGTGTCTGACACCGAATGGCCCCGCGGCCCTGTGACGCTTACGGCGTCCTGGGGCTACGCCACGGTGCCGGCCTCCCTCAAGGCCGTGACGTGCGCCGAGGTCATCCGTTGGCTGTCTGTCTCCCCAGGCACCGTCATGGAGAAGACCGGAGACCTCGAAGTCCAGTACGCGCCGGGCGCGTACGCCCAAAGCCTCTCTGAGGCCGCCATGTCGATGCTCTCGAAGTACCGGCCCCGCATGGCGTCGGTCTCCCTCTCTGTGTAGGGGGCCGCATGTCTCTGCTGAACGATCCGATCAGAGTTCTCCGGGCTCCGCTCGTCGAGGACGGCTACGGCCAGCGTCGCGACTGGAGAAGCCCCTCAGTCGTGTGGACCGGCCTCGGGGCCGGCGTCCCCTACTCCAGGGCCTCGAAGCCCGATGAAGCGGTACGAGAGACCGCTACCAACAAGGCCACGATCTACCTCCCCGGTGACGTGGCTGTCGACTCCGCGGACCGCGTTGAGTTTCACGGCCAGCTCTGGCATCTCGAAGGTGCCGCATGGAAATGGAAGCTCGGCTCACGCCAATTCACGATGCTCCAAGCGAAGGTGGTGACCAAGTAATGCCGAAGCGTGGGAAGCGCCCCACTCGATACGGAGACTCGGACTTCACCTTCACCACAGACCAGGGCTGGGAAACCAAGCTCATGCACTCAGGCGAGGTTCGCGAAGTCGTGGCCGTGCAGACCGGCGAACTGGCTGGACGCATGGTCAAGGCCGCGCCCCGTGGCCCGCACAGGCTCACTGATGAGTTCTCGATCAAGAAGAACATCACGCCTCTTGTCGAAGAGGTCGGTACCGAATGGGTCGGTTACGTGGTGGTCGAAGAGAACGAGCGGGCTCGACACGCAATGCTGCAAGAGCACGGCTACCGCGATCCGGCCGGCCACCGGCACGCAGGCCGCTTCTACCTGAAGAAGGTACTGGAGAGAGAGGCAGTCGATGAGAACTGATCCTCTCCCGCTGATTGTTTCCTACCTGAAGTCGTGCCCCGACGTTCCCAAGGACGCCGTGACAGGCACCCTCGTAGGCCGCGAGGTCGGAGAGACGACCGTCTACATCATTCAGTCCGGCGGATACCGCAGGAAGCGGGACCGCGTAGAGCGCGCCGACTTCGTCTATGACGTCTACGGCCAGAGTCCGGCAGAGGCCGGCCATCTGGCGTATGTGGTCCGTGAATACCTACTCGAAGACCTTCCGGGCAAGGCTCTTGGCGGGCAGCTCGTGCTCGACGTGCGCGACCTGAGCGCGCCGCACTGGTACCCAGACCAGCTCTCCGACGAGCCCGCTTTCACGGGCGAGGTCGCTGTGTATCTCGTGCCCAACGACTGACGCCAACTCTCCTCACGCTACGGCCCCTTGGGGGCCGTTTTTTGTTGCCCCGAAGGAGCTTCTATGCCCAATAACGATTCCTCGAAGATCCGGTTTGCGCCGAAGGGCCAGGTCTACATGGCCTCGGCTGTCGGCGTCACTCTTCCCACCGAAGTGGGCGACGGTTCGACCCCTCCGACTGGATACACCTCACTCGGTTACGTCACGGACGCCGGCACCGTAATTACCCCCCAGGTGAACACCGATCCCGTCAACGTCTGGCAGTCGGCTGTACCGGTTCTCTACAACGTCACCAGCGCTACGTTCTCTATCCAGGCGACTTTCGCTGAGACCAACATCAACACCACTGAGCTTTTCTTCGGCGCACAGTGGGTCGAGGTCAAGGACGCCCAGGGCCAGGCGACCGGCACTTACCGGCTCGACCTCGCCAGCACTCCCGAGCTTCAGGAGATATCCCTCGTCGTTGACTGGTCGCAGGGTGATGTGCGAAACCGCGTCGTCATTCCGCGGGCGATGGTCCAGGACCGAGGTGCCATCACCCTCGTCCGAACCGCTGCGCAGGAGTACCAGCTCACCATTGAGGCGCTGGACTCGAACGGTTCTCTCGGCTACGTGCTGACCAATCAGAACATGGCCGCTTCTTCCTGAAGAAACGTTCCTGCCCTTGCCGGGGAGGGCTCATAGTCCCCGGCCTCTCTCACCCACACCCCTTTCGCTTCCACTGGAGTTCCCATGGCTAAGACCGCTGCTGACGAAACCGTTGAGACCGTTGAGGTTGTTCCCGACGCTGCCGCCGAACTGGCGGCCGGCGAGGCCGAAGCCCGCGGCGAGGTGATCGAGGTCGAGCACAACGGCCGCACCTACACCGTCCCGTCTCCGCTCGACTACCCGGTCGATGTGGTCTTCGCTGACAACGACTTCGAGGCGGTTCGCATCGTCCTCGGTGAAGAGCAGTGGCAGGAATACCGGAAGTCCAAGCCGACCATCCGCGACTTCCAGCTCCTCAACGAGAAGATCAACAAGGCTGCGGGAAACTGACACGGGCCGTCTACGTCATCCGGAAGCACCCTGAAGAACTCGAAGCGGATTTGCTCCAGTTCTTCGGGGTCGATCTCCTCGACCTGTGGCGTGGGCGGCTCTCCCTTCGACGCGTTTCCGTCCTGATTGGGTCTCTCCTGAGGCAGCCAGGACACTCCGTGCTGGCGGCCACGTATGACGACGCCGCCCTTTGGACTGAGTCCGATTACCTGTTGGCTCGCATCTCTGACGCCCTTGAGCTGTCGAACTTTCTCTTTTACTCGGCCAACTCCGGAGAGGACTCCGCGGAATGGCCCGTGCCTGTTCCGCTTCAGCGGCCGGGCGAGGACCCGGCTCCCGAGCTTGAGCCTGTTACGCAGTCGCACGCCTCTACGGAAGAGGTGATTTCTTTCTTCACCCGGATGAACAACTTGATTTAAGGGGGCCGCCGATGCCGGCTAAGGGAAGCATCAAGGTCGGAAACGCCTACATCCTGATCACCCCCGAAATGAATCAGGCGGAGCTTACTGCACAGCTCGACCGGGCGAAGAAGGAAATTGCGGCCTTCAGTGGGGAGCAGGAGAAGCTAGCCCAGCAGACGGCCAAGGTCCAGGAGAAGCTACAGAGCTACCTCACCAAGCGCTACGGCGAAGAGGCCGCTAAGCGGGTCAAGCTGGAGCAGATTGCCGCAGCCAAGCGCGAGGACTTCGCCAAGACCGAGACGGCTGCCTTCCTCAGGGCCATCGAGACTGTCTCGGCCGCTGAGGCGAAGGCGCAGGCTGCTCGCACTGCGGCCAGGGAAAAGGCCGCTCGACAGCAAGAGCGCATCGCCCTGAATGCCCGTGACCTTGAGGTGAAGTACGGCCGGGAGACGGCCGCCAATTACGTCAAGAACGTCGAGGCCATGAAGGCTTCCGGCACGACGATGTACCTCACGCGGATCAACGAGGCACGGCAGTGGTCGGCGCTGGAGGTCCTTGAGGCCCGGAAGGTGGCAGCCGAAGAGGCTGCGCAGGCGAAGGCCCGTGAGGTTCAGCGAACCGCCCTCTCGAAGCTCATCATCCGGCAGGCGTCCATGGAGGCCGCGGAAGAGGTCAGGGCCGCTCGTACCGCCGAGGCCGCGTACACCGCGGCGTACAACACCCGCAAGGCCCAGGCGCTCTCCACGCTGGAGACTGAGCGCTCCATCCAGGTCGCTGCCGCTCAGACTGCTCTCGCTCAGGCGACGGCTGCCAAGACGGCCGCTCAGGCCACCATCGCTCAGAACGCCGCCACCGTGGCGGTCCTGTCCTCGAACGCCGCGAAGGTCGAGAAGAGTTGGGCGAAGGCCACGGCCGGCGTCGGCTCGAAGATCACTGCCTTCGGCTCCACCATGTCCGAGTTCGGGCGCACGGTGAACCGGAACCTCGTCACGCCGCTGCTGACTGCGGCCGGCGCTATGTCGTACTTCGGCGTCAAGTCGGCTGACTCGATCATTCAGTCTCAGACCGCGCTTCAGCGTATGGGGGTGTCCAACAAGGACGCCGCGACCCAGATCAACACCCTGAAAACCTACGGTACGGCGACGCCCTACAGCGTCGAGGATATGTTCAAATACGGCACCCAGTACGCCCGTGCTGGCACCGCTCACGGCATGTCGTCCAAGGACGCATCGAAGCGTGCCACCGAACTTGTTCAGGCGATCGGCAACCTGTCGGCGTACGCCGGTATCACGGACCCCAATCAGGTGGGTCGTGCGATGTATGCCGTCAGCATCATGCAGGACGCCGACCGTGCCTCGCTCCGCAACGTCAAGTCACTCGCGGACAACGCAGGTATCCCGATCCAGGAACTTGCGGAAGCCTTCGGATTCACTAACCGTTCCTTCACCAAGAAGGAGATTGCGGCCAAGCTCAAGCAGCAGGATAAGAAGGGTATCCATATCAAGCTGCCGAAGGAGTACACCGCTTCGGCACAGATGATGGATTGGATGGCCGATGCCAAGACCACGGGGGGTGTGCCCGGTGAGGGCATCGTTGACGCGATCCTGAAGCGGGGCGAGGAAAAGAAGGTCAAGGGCGCTGCCGTAAGACAGGGTTCTGCCACTGTCTCCGCTCGTCTGTCGAATATGTGGGAGCAGGCAAAGTACGGCCTCTCCGACATGTTCATCTCTCCCACCGGAAAGGGTGGGGCCTACCAGTACACCGGAGCCGGTTCCGCCCTTATGAAGAAGGGTGGCTTCCTCGATCAGGTCTCTGGTGCCGGCGCGGCTCTGAAGCAGCCCGCGGGCAAGCTATTGGAAGAGGTCTTCAAGGATCTCGGGTACGTCGGAACCTTCCTCAAGAAGACGACCGACACCATCAAGAAGCACCCCGAGATCGCTGACGCAGTGGTCAACGTCGGCAAGTTCGCCGCCGTCGTCGGTGGCGGCCTGATCGTCTTCGGTGGTCTCTTCAAGACTGCCGGCCTACTCACCAAGTTGCTCACGCCTGCCGCCTGGGGGCTCCAGGCCGGTAAGAAGGTCCTGGGAGGCGTCTTCAAGGCCACCAAGGGCACAGCAAAGGTCGTGGGCCAGGCCACGGGCCTTGGTATGAAGACTGACGCCCAGCTCGCGGAGAAGGCCGCGCGGGCTCAGGCCAAGAAGGACGCGGACCAGATCCGCAAGGACGCCAAGGGCCTGTCGAACAAGCAGGATCGCAAGATCCGGAACCGCTACGCGGATCGGGTCGAGCGTGAGGGCAAGGCCGCTGCCAAGCAGGCCCGGCAGGAAGCCGACTCCGGTACCTCTCTCCAGGACCGACGAGACCGCTACCGGCAGCGCCGTACGAACGCCAACGGCGGGGATGACCGCAGCCTCGCGACTCGCGCCGTAGACAAGGTTCGAGGCAGGAACAGTCAGGTAGACCGCATCGAGGTCAGCACCTCCGAGGCCGAAACCAAGGTCAAGGAACTCGATGGGGAGATCGCTTCCCTCAAGGCCCATATCCGGGACCTGAAGGCCGAGAATCTGAAGCAACTTGCCGATGAGTTCGCCGGTAACGACTCCAGTGTCAAGGCTGCTGCCGAGAAGGCGGCGAAGGCCGTGGAAAGCGCCGAGCTGGCTACAAAGAATCTCAACAACCTGAAGCTCTCTGCGCTTCGGGATGAGTTCAAGAAGCTGTCCGGCGACGACGACGGTTTCAAGTCCTCGGTATCTCACGCCGAGTCGGCTGTCTCCGCCCTGAACAACCACAAGTTGGATGGGCTGGAGGGCGAATTCAATCAGTCCAAGGACCGGTTGAGCCTGCTGATCTCTGCCGTCAAGAACGGCATGACGCAGGTCAACAAGCTCGACGGTGAATCGCTCTCGAAGCTGAAGGGGCAGGTCGACAACGTAAAGGACGCCACGCAGAAGGCGACCAAGGCCCTGAACTCCGGTGAGGGCTCGCTGATCAACCGTGTGGCTCACCTGAACGGGATGACGACCAAGGGCGTCACCGGTGAGGTTGAAAAGCTCCGGAAGAAGCTGAAGGACACTGCCGGTGAGGCAGAGGTCTTGAACACCAAGCTCGACAACATCTCGAAGCACGCTCCGGGCAAGGGCGATTCGAGCAAGGTCACTGCCCCGAAGACTAAGAAGAAGAGCGCTTTGGGCGGTGTCCTGCCGGGCTACACGCCAGGGCAGGACGTTCACCGGTTCACGTCGCCTACGGGCGGCATTCTGGAGCTGTCCGGCGGTGAGTCGGTCATGCGGCCTGAGTGGACCGCGGCCGTGGGGCCGGCGTTCGTGAACCACATGAACATGGTTGCTCGCCGGGATGGCGTCGCAGGTGTTCAGCAGGCAATGAAGTTCGCCAGTGGTGGCATTCTCAGCAAGTTCGGTCTTGACAAGCTCGTTGAGGGAGCGAAGAACTTCAACATCGGTAGTGATGCGCTCGGCGCGTTCGCCACCATGACGATGGACAGCTCTTCTCGGGAACTCGGCGGCAGTACCCAAAGCGGTGTGGTCGGCTCGGGCACCGACGCCTCTCATTTCGTGGGCTCTGACCTGTCGAAGAAGTTTGCCGGGATCTATCAGTTCATGACGAACGACTCGTGGAAGATTCTCAGCAAGCTCCCTATACCTGACGGCTACACGCAGGTTATCGGCGCTATCGGTCAGGCTGTGATGCCGACCGCTGGACCGCTTTTCTGGGATGACGTTTGGAAGGGCACGGGGAACATCCTCGACCGAGGCGGAAAGTTCCTGGGAGACCTGCTCTCTTGGGACACCGTGAAGAACGCCGTAACGGGCCTCTTCTCGGGAGCCTGGGACACCGTATCCGGTGTGGCCTCCGCGGCGAAGGGACTCATCACTGATGATCCGGTCGGCACCGTAAAGGACACTGTCTCTGGTGTCTGGGATGCGGTGAAGTCCGAGTATGACGGTGTAATCGACATGGTGAAGACGCTCCGGGAAATCTGGACGAATCCCATGGATTACGCCGGTCAGGTTGTCTCCGATATCTACACCACGGCGAAGGATTCCCTGCCGAATCTCGACGGCCTGTTCGACTTCAGCGGTGATCACCTCAAGTCTTCGGGGCCGCCGGCCACTGATGAGGACTTCCAGAAGCTCATCTCTGCGCAGTTTAGCACTCCGGGTCCTGGTGACGCGGTTACCCGCTGGACTCCTCAGGTCAGGATGGCGCTGAATCAGCTTGGCCTCGGGGCCACCAAGGACAACATTGATTTGGTGCTTCACCGAATCATGGTGGAGTCCGGAGGTAACCCGACAGCGATCAACCTGTGGGACTCGAACGCCAAGCTGGGATATCCGTCTCAAGGTCTGCTCCAGACGATTCCTCAGACTTTTGCGGCGTATGCCGGCCCGTACAAGTCGGCCGGGATCACAGACCCGATGGCTTCGATCTATGCGGGCCTCAACTATGCAATCCACGCATATAAGGGAGGCTGGAAGAAGGCACTTTCCGGGGTCAAGGGTTATGCCACTGGCACCGAGGGTGCGGCAAAGGGTTGGGCTTGGGTCGGTGAGGAAGGCCCGGAACTGGTCAACTTCAAGGGCGGGGAAACCGTCCTGAATCACCAGGACAGCATGTTGGCCGCGGTCAAGACGCTGAAGGGTTATGCCTCGGGCACCGGGGCCAGGACCACGGGCATCGCTGCGGACGCCGAGAAGGGCGTGTCCTCGCTGAACTCCGCGGTGAACAAGCTGTACCGGATCATCACCACGGCGTTCACGACGGGACGGATTGGCTCCGGTACCGCGAGCGGGCTGAACCGGTGGCTCGACAAGGAGAACAAGGATCTCCAGAAGCTCGTCAAGCAGCGGACGGACCTTGCTCCGAAGTTGAAGGACGCGAATTCCAAACTGGCCGCAGTCAAGAAGGATGAAGCCGACATGGCCTCGTCCATCTCCGACAAGGCCAAGGGTGAGCGCGACCTCGCTTCCGTCTTCAACTCCGATGGCGTCTCTACCTCTTCGGCAATCTCAAGCCTGAAGCAGCGCCTGACCACGATCAAGACGTTCCAAGCGAACCTCTCGACGCTGGCGAAGCGGGGCTTCTCGAAGGAGATCATCAGCGAGATTGCCCAGGCCGGCCCCGAGCAGGGCGGCGCGATGGCGGCCGAGCTGCTGAATGCCACCTCGGCTCAGGTGAAGGATTTCAACAACACCTATGCCGCAATCGGGACCGCTTCGGATTCTCTCGGTACCTCGGTGTCGAAGGCGTACTACGCCGCTGGCGAGAAGGCCGCCCAATCGCTTGTCGATGGGCTGACCAAGCAGGACAACGCGCTGAAGAAGAAGATCGAGGGCCTGGCCGACACGATCGTCAAGACGCTGAAGAGCAAGCTGCACTTCAACTCGAAGACGCCCGTGGACGCGTCGCTTGCGTCTCTCCTCACGTGGCTCACTGGCGAAGGCCAGGCGGTTGCTGGAAAGCCCAAGACGACTCCGAAGAAGACGACCAAGGTGTCCACCTCGTATTCGACGGACAGCAAGGGCCGGAAGGTGGTCACGGTCACGACCACGGTCACTGACCCGGCTAAGGGGACCACTACCACGACCACCGAAAGGACGGTCGGCGGTAAGACCACCAAGTCCACCAGGGTCACCCACACCAAGGGATATGCGACCGGTACCCGCTCCGCGGCACCCGGTATCGCTCTCGTCGGTGAGAAGGGGCCTGAGTTGGTTCGGTTCGGTGGCGGTGAGCGAGTGGACAACGCCCGTGACACGTCCCGTCTGTTGGGTCCGAAGTACGAGATCCACATTCATGAGGCCAAGTCTGAGAACACCACTCAGGCGGTTCTTCGTGCCATGCAGTACGCAGAGGTGATGGCCGGTATGTAATCGACAAGGAGTGCGCTAATGCCGATTCCCGCTAGGCCAGTAGTCCCGGTAAACGGAGCTTACGTCAGTAAGCCCCAGGTACCGGTACCGGAGTATTGGCAGCACACCTATGTGTCGATCACTGGGGCCAACGGTGAGGGGGAGGAAATCCCCCTCACCGGCTTCCAGTCGGCCGCCTGGCCGGCCATCGTCCTTCAGCCCGGAGCCACGGGCTTGGACATGCCGCCCTTCGAGCTGCACACGGACGACTCACCGAATCTGGATGGGGGCTCGTTCCGCAGCGCCAGGGCAGCAGCACGGCCGATCCTGCTGCCTGTTTTCGTCTACGGCATCGACCGCAAGACGCTTCGCTCATTCAAGCGCAAGTTGGCCAACGCGCTGAATCCCAAGTCCGGTTACTGCGTCCTGACCTTCGTGGAGCAAGACGGAGTGGCCCGGCACCTTAAGTGCTACTACGCAGGTGGCATGGAGGGCAACGAGGCCATCGACTCTTCGGGATTCAAGTGGGTGTCGTACGGCATCCAGCTAAGTGCCCTCGACCCTTGGTTCTACTCAGACACCGAGGTTGCCGCGAACTGGAACTTCGGTGCGGCTCACCCGTTCCTCGGGAATCCTTTCCTTCCGATTCAGCTCAGCCAGGGCACGGCGAACTTGGGGGCCATCACCGTCACCAACCCCGGAGACATTGAGGCTTGGCCCGTGTGGACCATCACAGGCCCTCTGCGGAGCCTGAAGTTCACCGGCCCGGACGGTACGAGCTGGGGGTTCCCTGCGCAGTCCGGAGGCGTCGACTTCCTGATGAACGGCAGGACACTCACGGTCGACTGCCGTCCCGGCTACAAGACCATCACCGACGACCAGGGAAAGAATTATTTCCCTCTGCTCTCTCCGAATCCTTCCCTGTGGTCCGTGCCTCCGGGCACGTCGATCATTCAAACCGATCTCGTGGCCGGCAGTGGTACTCCCACTGTCGCCATGCGACTGGTCCCCCGCTATTCGACTTACTGACATGAGGTGCACATGGGCTATCGCGTGGAGGTGCGTGACGCTGCACTGAACCGAATAGGCATCATCGACAAGTGGATTTCGATGGACCTCGTAGTGAGGTACTGCCAAACAGGCTCGTGGCAAATCCTTGTGGCCGCGGGGACTCCGCAGGCTGACATGCTCCAGAAGGGCGGAGGTGTCGCCATTTATCAGGATGGCGTCGAACTTCCTATCCTCACGGGGCAGATCGAGAGTTTCCAGCACTATTGGACGACGGATCAGCATACTGGCGTGGGATCGCTGTACTTCGGCGGGAAGTGTGACAACAAGCTGGCATACAACCGGCTCGCCTTCCCCGACCCCACCAAGACCGCTACACAGCAGTGGCAGGCCGACGACAGCGGCCGGAAAGTCTCCGGGCCGGCCGGGCACCTGATTTGGTCAGAGCTGAACCAGGCCATCGGCCCTGGTGCTCTCGCTGACCGTCGTATCGGCAACGTCATCATCGGTAACGACGTGGCTTTCGGAAAGTCCATCTCTGACAATCTCCAATGGGACGTGATCGGCACCAAGCTCGAATCGTGGATCGACACCACGACGGCCGGTTACCGATTCCTGTACGACCCTAACGGCCAATGCATCAACCTTCACGTCTTCACCCCTCGGGACCTCTCGAAGGACATTCGTTTCAGTACCGAGCTGGGAAACCTCCGTGAGTTCACGTGGTCACTGACGGCCCCGACCGTCACCCGCGTCATCGTCGCGTGCCAGGGAGCCGGTAAGAACCGCTACCTCTATCAGCAGATCGACACCGACACCGAAGCAGAGTGGGGCATTCAGGTCGAGCAGTTTCTAGACCGCCGAGACCTTCCCATCAAAGCCGACCCGACCACGGGTCAGCCGATCAAGGCCGATCTGAGCGTCACTGACGAGCAGTTCGCCACGGCCAAGCAGGCGGTTTTGGACGCTGCGACCGAGGCCCTGACGACCGGCGCAAAGAACGGCAACTTCCAGATTTACCCGCTTGACACGCCACACATTCAGTTCGGGCGTGACTACTTCGTAGGCGACATTGTGACGGTCTCCGTGGACGGGACCGAGTACACCGACATTGTCCGCGAGGTCACCATCACCGTGGACGACGGGGGAAACACGCAGACGGTTGCACCGTCCATTGGCGAGCAAGGCTCGGGTAACCCGCTCAACCTTTACAAGACAGTTTTTGAAATGCGCGAAAAGTTGCGCCGACTTGAGGCGAGGATGTAATGAGCGAGATCAGTTACCCGTACGCCGCCGACAGTGCCACCGGCGGTCAGCAGATGGTTTCTCAGGGCCAGTGGCAATACATGGCCACGCAGTTCGCCAAGGATCGCGTTGACTACCCGCTGACGAACGCCGGCCTTGCCTCTGCGGACATGCCCTTCAACGGCACCGTAGTGAACGGCACGTCCGTTTCCATCTCTCCGGGCCGAGCCGTCGTCGGAGGGTTTTACTACCAGCTCACGGCGACGCAGTCGCTTGACATCGCAGCCAACTCGGGCACGCTGGCCCGCATTGACCTGATCGTCATTCGCACGGACCTGTCCAAGGGCTCGACCAACCTTTTCGTCATCCAGGGACAGCCTGCGGCCTCCCCCAAGGCCCCTGCGGTCTCGCGCGCGTACGGCGGCACATGGGACATGCCTCTCTATCAGGTTAACGTCCCCGCGAAGAACGGGGCTCTGACGATCCTTAACGTCATGCCTTTCGACTTCCCGGACACCGTGGCAGTCCCATGGAACTCCGCTTATGCCGCCCCTCTTCAGCGTGCTGGAACGTTCCTGATCGACATGGACAGCAACAACACCGACAACCAGTCCGAATACTTCGTCGGCCGGGACGGTACCGCGGTGACCCGCGACTTCGGAAAGTCTCGTAAGTACACGCCGACCCTGACCGATATCAAGAACGACGTACCGGTCGGCAACAAGACGGGGCGGTGGCGCTACATCGCCCCCGGCATGGTTTGGTTCTCTGCCCGAATCAGGAATGACTACGAGGACACTGGCCCCGTCCAGAAGACCACTAGCTCGATCGGCTTCACGCTTCCGAAGAATGCCAATGCCGCAACCGGCCAGATCATTAAGGGCCGACTGGATAACCCGTACTACAACGGCGGCCTACCTAACTCCGTAGCCCTGACTGGAGTTGTCAATCAGTCCAGCTCCAGCCAGTCGACTATGCGTCTCTGGATGCCCAGCCCCTCGAATCCGGGCGAGGGCCTTGACCTTCTGCGGGCGATGCCGCCCCGCTCGACCATCACATTTTCCGGGGTGTATGAGACCGACACCTTCGGCAACTAAAAGGAGGGTGCCGCATGGCACGAAACCTGTTCGGCGGCACTGCCGACTCTGTAGCCGAAGACTCGTCTGGTGCCCGCGTCCCCAACGCGGTTGGGACCGTGTGGGACAGCCCCTCGGCGGGTGCCACCCAGCTCACTGACCTGACCGACGAGAGCGGGGCTCCGCTTCAGCAGCTCCAGGCGGACGCCACCGGGTACATCGCCCCGTTCTACGGCCCTGACGGGTACGAACGTGTCTGGCTCGACTTCGGGGCCGGCCGCGTGGCCCTGGTCTCCGTCACGGTGGGCGAGCGGCTTGATTCCCATCTGACCGACCTTGATCCGCACGGAGACCGCGCCTATGCGGACTCGACCTTCCTCAAGGCGTCTGCCGCAGGGTGGGCGGCTGCCCCTAACGCTTTGCAGAACGTCAGCAAGGGTGTCCGAGTGCCCCTGAACTGGGGGGAGTTCTGGCGTCCGAAGCGGGACGCTGCGAAGGCCGCCACGGGTAAGGCGACGGTCGCTGTCATCGGCGGCAGCTCGGCCGCGGGCTTCTACGCCTCGAACCTCGCCACCAAGTCTTGGCCGGGCGTCCTGGCGACCAACCTTCAGTCGTCCTTCGGGGACGGTGGCAGCGGCTTCTACTCGGCCATGATCAGCGCTCAGGGCATCGGTGGATCGGACGCGGCCGCAATCACCCAGTGGACCAACAGCGGCGGTCTGGTCACCCAGTCCGGCACGTGGAGCATCGGCGGGTACCAGGCCGGGCCTGGTTGGGGATATCTGTACTCCTCGACCAACGGCAACACCCTGACCTTCACCGTCAGGGGTACGTCCGTCACGATCTACACCCTCGGTTCCGATGGGGCTCACTCGCCCTGGTCCTACTCCATCGATGGCGCTACGGCCGTCGCTGTGTCCGACACCGGGACCTCGGGCCTGGCGGTACTCACCAAGACTGTCACTGGCCTGTCCGCCGGCACCCACACCGTCCGTATCACTCACACCGGCTCGTCGAGCCAGTACCTCGCCGTCTGCGGCGTCTCGGGTGAGAACGCGAACGGCATCGTGGTCAACAACTTCGGCAAGCGCAATGCAAGTGCCGGCCAGTACGTTCCGCCGCTCAAGGCGGCGTGGACCGGTGGCCCGTCCTACCCGGCTGACTGCGTGGTCTACATGCTCAGCCCGGATGACGTGATCAACGGACTCAGTGCCGATTCGTGGGCCTCGAACGTCAGGCAGCACTTCACCGCGATCCGCGACAGCGGGTCTGCTACCGGTGCCACTGACTTGGTCCTGGTCCTCCCCCACATCGGACAGGCCGACTTTTCTAATCAGCGCTATCAGGACTTTGTCGAGCGCGCTCACGGCCTCTCCGTGGCTTTCGAGGCGGCACTGATCGACCTTTGGGGACTCGGCCGAAACTCGTGGAACTACTGGAACTCGCTCGGCTATTGGGCCGACTCGACTAAGCCCGGCTCTGCCGGCACTGACGCCTATCTCATTTCGGATGCAGGCCACTCCTACACCGCAGGAGTGATCAATTCGCTTCTGTCTAGCTAAGGGGGGCCTATGCCCAATTCTCAGGCAGCACAGGTTATCGCTGTCGCCAAGAGCCAGGTTGGCTATCACGAGGGCTACGCTGAAGGCGGCTGGACCAATCAGAACAAGTACGCCAATGAAGTGCCCGGCCTCAGTTGGGCACAGGGAGAGTCGTACTGCGCGGTTTTCACTTCATGGGTTGCGATGCGGGCCGGCGTCCCGTCGCTCTACCCGCGTACTGCTGACTGCTCCGAGGCTGTGACGTGGTTCAGCGGCAAGAACCGGTGGAGTTGGTTCCCGGCAATCGGCGCTCAGGTCATGTACGGAACTTCCGGCCAGGACCACACTGGAATTGTCTACGCTTACGACGCTACTTACATATGGACGATCGAGGCCAACACTTCCGACAACGGAAGCTCTGAAGGCGACGGTGTTTATTTCCGTAAGCGCAAGCGTGCCGATGCTGTGGTCTACGGCTACGGCCTCCCGGCCTTTGTCGAGGGGGTCACGACCGCTGACACGGGGCTGAAGGGGAAGGCCGGTTACACGTACGCGGCATCTGCCCTTGGCCCTGGTCCCGCTTCGCTTCAGCCGGGCGGACTCATGGTGAACAACCTCGTCACCGACTCGGCCTCTGTCTGCGGCGCGGCCAACGCCGGCCGTGTGTTCGTCCAGCAGACCGACGCCAACACCGTGGGCCTTGAGGCCGTCTCGGCGTCCTCTTCGGCTACCAGCCTGGTTCTGTTCAAGGACGCCAACGGGAACGTCGTCTTCGAGGTCACCGGAGCTGGCAACCCGGTTAGCCGCGCAACCCACTACTTCCCGGCCGCGCTCCAGCTCGGCGCGACCACCGCGGATCTAGGCGGCTCCGCTGGCGCGGTCATCTCAGTCAAGAACGTCACCACTGCCCCGACGACCAACCCGACGAACGGCGGAATTCTTTTCGTTCAGGCAGGTGCACTGAAGTACCGAGGAAGCAGCGGGACGGTTACCACCATCGCCCCTGCGTAGGAGGACCAATGGACATTCAGGCCCTCATGGCTTACGCGGGGATGGCCTCAACCGGCATAGCCGCACTCGTGATGGCGAAGGCCGCATGGCGGCTCAATACCGCGAAGGTGTGGAAGGAAGAGGCGGAAGCGCAGAAGGCCCGAGCTGACCGCCTGCAAGACGACATGGACGAGATTAAGGAACGGCTCAGCCGGATCGAGGACGAGAACAAGAGGCTCATCGAGCTTCTGACTGCCCTTGATCCGGCGAGCATTCGCCGCATCTAGCAACTGCCTTTCGAGGCCGGGTGTCTGCCCGGCCTCTTTTTCATGCCCTGAAGGGGGACACAATGAGTGGTGCAGCAGACCTCATACGCATAGCGAAGGCGGAGGTCGGTTATAAGGAAGGCTTCAGTAATGGCCACTGGAACAACAAGGAAAAGTACGCTGCGCAGGTCCCCGGAATGGCGTGGGTGAGCGACGGAGGCTATCCGTGGTGTGCCCTGTTCGTTTCGTGGGCTGCGCTGAAGTCTGGTAATGCCGACCTGTTCCCGCGCACGGCGTCTTGTGCCACTGCGGTCAACTGGTTCCGGTCCAAGGGTCGGTTCAGTTGGTACCCCGCGATTGGTGCGCAGGTTTTTTACGGCTCTAACGGTGGAACCCACACCGGAATCGTTTACGCCTACGACTCGACTTACATTTACACAGTGGAAGGGAACACCAACACCACAGGTTCACCGGAAGGTGACGGTGTCTATCTGCGAAAGCGCGCTCGGCGCGACGCGAACACTTATGGCTATGGCCTTCCGAAGTTCGCTGAGGGAGTGACCACCGCGGACCCCACACTCAAGGGGAAGTCCGGGTTCGTCTACGCCGCGAAGGCGGACGGGCCTGCCGCGAAGCACGCGGCCCCGAGCACCGGTCTGAAGAAGGTCATCGTGAAGTCGGGGATGACGCTCTCCTCCATCGCTCTGGCTGCGGGCGTCACCCTCACGTCTCTCCTGACCGCCAACCCGACCATCAAGGACCCCAACGTCATCCACCCCGGACAGACCATCGCTGTACCCGCGAAGCCGGCCGCGACCAAGAAGGCCACTCCGAAGGCGACGCCCAAGGCGTCGAGCAAGCCCACTCCGAAGGCGTCCGCCACCAAGTCCACCTGCAAGTAAGGGGCCACGATGAAGAACTTCGTTTCCAACCACGCCGTACGCTTGATTGGCCTTCTCGGCTCCCTCGCGCCTGTCCTGGTCGCCCGGTACCCCGGAGTCCCCTGGGAAGCTCTGGTGGGCTGTGTGGCGGCTCTGCTCGGCCTCGGTGAGGTCGCCCAGCGGAAGCAGGACGCGAAGCAGGCCGCCGCGTGGGCGATGGCCGAAGCGGGTCAGCTGGCCCTTGCGGAGATCGAGCGCCTGAAGGAGAAGCAGGCCGCAGAGTCGGCCCACTGACTTGAGGTAGAGGGGTCTACCTCGGGATGAGAGATGGAAATGAATCGCCCCCCGGCTCAGGCCGGGGGGCTTTTCTTGTTTCCGTAGGGGTTACTTGCCGTGCTTCCCCATGATGGCGTAGACCTTCGCCATGTACTCGGATACGGTCCACGCGGCATCCGTGAGGGTGCCGACCGCGCTGGGGTTCACCCACGCCTCTTCGATGCGCTCGGCGTACTCGTGAAGGTCCGAGGACGCGTCCGGGTCCAGCGAGCGCAGCTCCTCAGCCACAGCCCGAATCTGCTCAATCATGTGAACTCCCCTAGAAAGGTCAGCCGTTGGCCTTCTCGTACGCCTCACGGATGGTGGCCGGGACACGGCCGCGGTCGTTGACCTCGTAGCCGTTCTGCTTGGCCCACTCGCGAATCCTGGCGGTGTCCTCGCTGCCGCCGTTGCTCCTGGCCGTCCCACGGCCCCGCACGGCCGGCGTCCCCTGCTTCGTCTTGCGGCCCTTGTCGATGTACGGGGCCAGGAGCTTACGCAGCTTCTCCGCGCTCTTGGCCTTGAGATCGATCTCGTACACCTTGCCGTCCAACCCGAACGTCACCGTCTCGTCGGCCTCGCCGCCGTCGAGGTCATCGATGAGAAGAACCTGAACCTTCTGAGCCATGCTTGTTTCCTGCCTTCGCTTAACCGAGAGTGTGTGTATCTTACTTGCAGTTTCGAGGGCTACTCGAAGGCTGCCGCTGTCTCTTCTTCGATCAGCTCAAACTTGGAGCTGTGTACCGACACCTTAACTGTGGCCGGGCCGTTCTCTGCGGCCGGGCTTACAGTCACCTCATAACCGCACCGCACATAGCGCGCAATGAGCTTGATCATATTGAACTCGTCGCGGGGATCGAACAGGTAAAGGATCTTCGTCTGATCCGGGCCGTCCGGCTCTGGGGGGATGGCCATGATGGTCAAGGCCCCGACCCCCCACACGTCCGCGTGCTCCGCGAACTCCCGCGCCCACTCCTCCGGGTCGAGCTTGTTCACCTAGTTGCTCCAAGCTTTCTCGTAGCCGAACAGGCGGGCCACTCGGTCCGCCTCGCGCTGCATCACTTCTCGCAGCTCGTCTCTCTGATTCTCAGGGATCGGCTCGTCGTAGTCTTCCGGCTTCCAGTAGCCGAGTTGGTTCCCGATGCCCTGCATGAGGGCGTCCTGCGCGATCTCCTTGAGCTTGGTTCGACTCAGCTTCTCCGACACCTTAGTTCCCTCCCCCTTCCTGCTTCCTCAGTGCGTGGTGTGCAGCGTAGGGGATCAGCGCATCGCTGCTCGACCACTTCACATAAATGACCGTGCTACCCGTACGTGGCCGCTCGACCCTGATCACGTTGCCGATCTCTTCGCCGTGAGACCAGTGCTGCGCCTTGTCACTGATGTGGTTTCGTCGCTCAAGTTCTCTCCTGTAGGGTCAATGGAAACGGCCCCCGGACACTCGCCTTGTCCGGGGGCCGTTCTGCTGTCCGGGAAGGTCACTTCCCCGTCTTGCGGTACTCCTCGCACCGCCGCGTCCAGTAGGCGCGGGCGGCCTCCGTGTCGCCCTCCTCGGCCAGTTCGAGGAAGTTGGCCGGCACCTCGAAGCACAGGGGCCTCATGGGTGGCGCAGGTGCCATGCTAGGGCTCGGAGAGGTTTCCTCAACCTCCGCAGGCTCCTGGCCCTCGTTCTCTTCGATCAGCTCGGCCATACCCCTAAGCGCACTGCCAACCGGAGCCCAATGGATCTGAGTCCGCAGGGTGGCCGTCATCAGCTCGTCAGTGGTGCCCAGTCGGTTGATGGCGTACTGGCCTTCCCCGATGTAGATCACTTCAGCCTTCACCCACTGGCCCGGCTCCGGGTTTGTCTTTCCAGCCTTGCCGCCGAACCAGAGCACGCGGGGCTTCGGAGTGTTGCGGTGAGGAAGGTACCCGACCTCCGAGAGCTTCCCCTGATAGGCCCGCTCCGGGTGCTCGTCGTCCTCCAGGGCCTCGCCCTCGTAGATGCCGGCGAGCTGCTTGAGCTGCTGCCCGATGCCGCCCTTCAGCGGCGCTTCCGCGTCCGGCCAGAGCTGCCGGGCCGCCTTCACGTACCTCTCTCCGCCGAGGACGGTCACCTTCGCGTCCTCCAGGCCCAGCGCCTCGACCTGTTCCCTCACAACACCGAGCCGGATGCTGCCCTTGCCGCCCCACGTCACGTCATAGTTCTCGATCTCCTCGGTGAGAGGAATCAGCCCGTACTTGGCGCTGAGGATCATCGTGGGGCCGTCCAGGACTTCGGCAGCCATCAGGCAGGCTCGGAAGTAGTTTCCGGTGTAACGCTCGTCGGCGGGAATCTTCCCCGGAGCGTCCGACTTCTTGCCGCCGCAGGCGATGACCACCAGGCGCTTCCGCTGCGTCTCCTCGACGGCCGCCGGTTCGACCTCGGGGGCCTGCTCCTCGTCCTCCCCCGTCCCAAGGTAGCCGTTGATGAGTCGCTGGGTCCGCTCGTACGGCTCGGTGTAGGTGCTGACGAACTTCTTCGCAGCCCTCTGCACGGTCGGCGTCGGGTGCATCCCCGCGAAGTAGTTCGCCTTCTCCAGGAACCACCCCAGGGCCACGTTACGAACCCTGCCGGTCGTGCCGTTGCTCTGCCAACTCATCCCCTGCATGTCGTCCTTGACGGCCTTCGGGATTCGCTTGCTGGTCTTGAATTCCGACGTGTACGGAGCATCGAAGCACCCCGCGAGACTCTTCGGGAGCTTGACCTCGTGCCGGATCTCGCGGGGGTCGTCCGGGGTGTACTCCAGCTCGTACTTGAGCATCGACTTGGCGGCCATGACGTTGTTGCCGTTGTCGCTGTCCAGCCACCTACGAGCCAGCTTGAGCGCCACGCCCAGGGCCTCGTTCGTGAGGTCGAGGTCGATGCTGTTCATGTTGTTGAGGCCCTGCCGCTCCAGCTCGGCCGCGCCGGCCTTGCAGGCCGCCATGAGTTCCCGCTCGCCCTGTGTCCTCGGCTTCACCTCCCGGATGACGTGCTTCCGGAGTTGAGCGGGCACACGGAGGGTCTTGGTGTCGGTCACTTGATCTTGCCTTTCTTGACGGGCTTGTTGGTTTTGGGAAGGGCTCGGTCGATGAGATACACGTCCCAGTGCCATCGGCCGACCTTCCCCATCTCCATTCCGAAGCGATCCGCCAAGCCGCACTCAACGATCTTGGCCGCCCATTCCTGAGCGACCTCGAAAGCCTTGTCCTCGGAAGTCTCCCGAGCAAGCTTCTCTTCTCGCTTCGAGGGTCGGATGAACAACCCTTCGTTGCAGGTCTTGCGCATGATTCCTTACAGAAGGCTCTTCATCAGTTCGAGCATCGGGTCAACGGCCTGCGTGGGGGCGGACTTGGCCTTCGCTTCGGTCACGGTCTGCCCGATGATCACCTTCAAGTGCGGCTTGTTGTCCGGCTTCTCGTCCAGTTCCGCCAGGCGGTACCAAGTGGTCGGCGCACCTCGCTTCCCACTCTTCTCCTCGGTCACGATCACGTCGCGCATCTCCGCCACCGTGTCCTTGATCATCGCCGCGTTCAGCTTGCCCCAGAGGGGGCGCAGCAGATCCGACGACTTGGCCTTGCCGTTGTTGCGTCGCAGAACGTCCCGGATCAGGTCTTCCGGCGACTTCATGGGCTTGGCCCCGTCGTTCGCCGCTTCCTTGACCAGCTTCTCGACCGAGTTCATGGAGTAGGAGACGAACGCCCACGCGGCGTCAACAGCCTCGCGGCTGATGGTCTCCGTCTTCGTGCTGGCGGACAGCACCGCGGCGACCCGCTGAACCTGTTCGGCCGCCCGCTCCATGTAGACGCTGATCCCCTCAGGCATCTCGACCATGCGGTCCTCGATGATCGCCCGAAGCTCGTCGAAGCGTTCGCCGGCCTCGATGCTGAAGCGCATCACGCGCTGATCGGCCTGCGCCCACTCGTAGGCTTCCTGAATCTCCGACGTGTCCGGGACTTCGGGCTTCGAGTCGTAGGGCAGCATCTTCGAGCGCTCGACCAGGACGGGAAGCAGGCGGTTGTACGAGCCTCCCAGGGCCTCGGAGCCTCCCACGTACTTGGCCCACTCACCGGGCGTTATGTGGCCGTGGAAGCCCAAGAGCGGCTGCGCGACGCTCTGAAGGCCGTCCTTCTTCGTCCGGTTGTGCAGGGGCTTGCCGTCCCACGCGGTCCGGAAGAGCGTGCTGAACTTGTTGCAGCGCTTCTGTGTTTTTAGCTGCGCAGCCCACTCCTCTTCCACGATGATGGCCCGCGCGTCGATGCCACCGTTCTCCCCCACCGTGTCCAGCTCCAGCTTCGAGAGCGTGTCGACCAGGGCAGGGCCGGAACCGATTCCGTCCCGTCGCCGGGCGTGAAGGAATCCACCGCACACCTTGCTCAGCACAGCCGTGGACGTGTTCCAGGCATACCCCTTGCGCCCAAGGGCACTGCGGCCGACCAGGACCGTCCAGACCACGACGGGCCGCCGGTTGTCCAACCGAACCCACTTGCTGATCGCCGCCGAGTAGACCGACAGGCTTGCCGCCCACACCCCGATGGGGTCCGCCTCGCTCGTCGGCATGGCAGCCGAAACCGCGTCTCCGATGGGGCCGTAAGCCATCTGCTCGAACTTCGACATAGTTGTAATTCCTCCCCTGTAATTCAGGCGCTCTGCGCCATGGCCTCGTCGGTGCCGAAGAGCTGGGCGAACATCGCCTTGAACTTGCCCCCGTGCTCGTCGCACAGGTCGTACTCATCGTCCGCGATCTTCAGTTCCACGGTCGCGGTCACATCGTCCAGTCCCTTCTTCTTGCAGCCGTCGCACGTGATCGTCGTAACCACCTTGCGAGCCATTTCCTAACCCCCTGAGAGAGCAAGAGTGAATCTGCCATCCAGTCGTGCTTTTCGGCCTCATCGAGAGCCCGTGACAAAGGGCCGGGAATGATCTCCCGGCCCTCATCAAAGTCCTTCGATCAAGCGGGAGTTGGGACGAACTTGAATTTCGTTCAAGTTCTCGTCAGCGCTTGTCGCCCCGGTACACGTCGCCCTCTATGTAGGTGATCTGCGAGCCATCCGGAGCCTTCATGAGCCAGTAGTAATCCGCCTCAGCCCACTCCAGGGACCACCCGGCCCCGAAGAGCGCGCCCATCACGTCGTCACCCGACCCGCCAGCGAAGAACGCCTCACCCTCGCGGGTCTCGCCGAGAATCTTGATCACGTCATCCGCGGTCTTGGCCTTCTTCAGCTCATTGAGCTGCGCGTCGACCATCTTCCAAAAGGTGTCGATCATTTCGTGTATTTCCTTTCGTGTCAGCCGAAGATGACGCTGCCGAAGACAGCGACCTGAAGAACGCAGTCCGCCGTGCCCGCGTCGAAGTCGGAGTGATCCGGGTCGAACAGGAAGGCCCGGCACTCGCGCATGGTGGCGGGGCCGGCCTCGACTCCCCACGGCTCGTGAGGGTGCGCGATGGCGTTCATGGCCCCGATCAGCGACCAGTGGTTGACCAGGCCCGTGACGGTGCCTTCCGCTTCGGGGTTCTCCGCGATGAGCGCGACCGTCCAGCCGTCAGGGACCTCGTCCATGTCGTTGCGCTTCCAGCTCCGCTTACTGCCCTCCCACCACGAGTAGGTGAGGGCACCGACGCCGAAAATGTGGTCGTAGGTCTCCTGCTGCGTGATCCTCTTGTCAGACACCCTCAGCAATCCTTTCGTTCTCAATGACGCGCCTCTCGGCGCGGTAGTCGAAGACGACGCCGTTAACCAACTCGGCCAGAGCGTGGGCGGGGTCGTGGTACTGGGCAGCCCGCCCACCGGCTTCCTCGAAGGCGGCCGTGAGGGCGATGAACCGATCCGTGGAGCTGTCCAGCAGTGCCGCATTCGCGGCCTGGACGCCCAATTCCTCACGGTCCATGTGGAAGCTCTTGGTCAGACCCATACGGTGGCCTCCATCGCCCGCTCGATGATTTGGCGCACGCTGCCCGAAAGGGAGGCCGCGGGAAACCACCGGAGCAACCCGAACCGGGCGCTGGTCCACAACTGGTCAGCCGCCTGCGTGCTGACCAGAGAGGGGTGCAGCAGCCTCAGGACCGTGTCGTACAGGTCGAGGTCACTGGGGATGCCCCATTCCTGGCTGACCCCCATCTCCAGTGCCTCGTTCTCCCAGCGCTCACCCGACTCCAGCAGCGTGAGCCGGACTCCGGGGCCGGCGGTCGACCACTCCAGCACCGCGGCAGAGTTCCCCGTCAGAGCGACGGCCATCTGATTTACCTTCACTTACTGATCTCCTTCAGGTCCTCGAACTTGCACACGTGGTATTCCGGCTTCTCGCTAGGGTCGGACTTGACAAACATCCCGCTAAACGGGTCCTGTCGCACGACCGCGTACTGAATCGTCTTCTTGCTGAACCTTCCCGGCACGTGGGTAGCACCCACGATCCAGGCGGGAGTTCCGTACCCGCCGATGGAGATGCCTGCGAGGTTCTTGCCCTTGACGCGAAGGCCAATGGCGAACTTCTCGGGCTCCATGTCTCTCCTTCCAGTGGACAAAGCAAAGGGCCGCCCGAAGGCGGCCCTTCACTTAGAGAACTAGCGGGAGGATGCGGGGTGGCTGACCATCTGCCGGTGCCACTGCGGACGTATCTCAGCCCGTACCTGCTGTTGCGTGGCCTCGTCGCGCCAGGCCCACGGGCTTCCCCAGATGTGATACATCAGGACGCCGGCTTCGCGGGAGACGGCCACCGTCGAGGCGTCAGCGTCGCGGAAGGTAAGCCACAGTTCGTTGAATGCGTCGCGCCGCTCCGCCAGCCACACCGTGTCAGCCCTCCCCCGGCAGAACGCGGCCACAGCGTCCGCGAACAGGTGGGCATAGTCCGTGCTGATCTGGAATTCCATTACTTTCCCTCTCGGTCCATGTCACACGTCATGACAGGCCCCCAGCTCTTCACATGCTTCACGCTCGGGGCCGCCTTGACGGCCTTTCGGTTCGCTTCCTGCGCCGAGTCAGCCTCGACGGTCACCCAGACCGATGCGTGACCGTGCAGACAGACCTTGTACGTGGTCACTACTTGCTCTCCATTCCCAGCAGATTGCGGGCCTCCTCCGCGAATCCGGTCCACGTATTCTGAGCGTGGTACGCGAAGGTTTCGTCCAACTCGTCCCAGTCACCCATGTCCTGGTCACTGCAAGGCTGGTCGCCCGGATAGGGGTCGTACGAGGGGATTGCTCGGAACGATCCCTCGCGGTCCTTATCCCACTGCTCGTGCTCCTCCACGAGCTTCAACAGAAGCGCCCGTTCGGCTTCCGCGGCCATCAGCCTGCGCTTGATCCTTTTGGGGATGTTGCGGGACATGGCTACTCCGCTTCGCTGGGGACGAACTCAGGCGGGTAGGTGCCTGCGGCCATGCTGGCTGCTTCCGCGTCGTACTCGGCATCCAATTCGCTGATAACCGTGTCGTCGGGCACGCTGTAGATGAGCACGCCCTCCGTACCGTCGTCGTCCGTGTAGTCGAACTGAATCTTTCGCATGTTCTCTCCTATCTGTCGGTTGCCCGTGGCGAACGGCCGGGAATTCCCGGCCGCCACCAAACAAGAACCGCGCAGAGATCAGGCTCCGCTGTGCTCGTGTATGCCGTCACCGGCGCACGCGGGGCACTGACAGATGGGGTACCAACCGCCCGACTGGTGCAGCTCCTTCGGGTAGAAGGCAGCCCGCTTGTTCCACGGCGTCGAGTCCTCGGCCCACAAAAATTCGACCACTACCATTTCCCCGAAGGGCTCGATCACCCGAGCCTCGAAGGCGTAAGGCGAACGCACAGATCGGAGGCACGAACGGCTCTCGGGTACGTGGTAGAAGGGCCGCACGCGGACCGTCCGCCCGATCAGATCGGCCGGGGCCGTCCCCTCGTGGGTGACGGGCGTCTTGGTCAGGGTTTCGGGCATGGTGCTTTTCCTTCCTGACTCTCAGGCGTTCGTGATGTAGGGGTTGCCGGTCTCCAGGTACAGGGCGTGATCCGCGTCGTCCTGGCCCTCGTTCCTGTGCGCGAGGTCCAAGTGAATGTCGACGTAGTTCGCGGCGGACGCCTCGAAGCCGCAGCCGTGGGGGCAGGCGTAGTCACGCTCAACCGGCTCGGCCTCCGCGGGCTCCTGGTCCTCGTCCTCGTCCTCGTCGGCCGCAGCGCTCAGGTAGTCGCTGTTCGAGTCCGCCCACCACTGGGCGGCCTGGTGGTAGCCGGCCGCCCGCAGCAGGTTCACGACCGAAGAGAGCTGGTCCAGGCAGAAGTGCTCCGACAGCTCCTCGGCCATCTCCTTGTCGTTCAACTTCTCCGCGAGGTGCTGGGACGCGACGACCAAGAGTTCCCGGCGACGGCTGAGCTTCAGCAGCTCGTTCACCTTCTCGTGCATGTGCGTGTCCGCGTGAAGAAGTTCCGCGAGGGCCATGTCACGAACCGCACGGCGCTCGATCCAGTTGGAGAAGAACGGGATACGCATGGAAGTGCCTTTCAGTGGATCGGTGATAGGGCAAGCGCCCATGAAAGAGGCCCGGACAGTGGTGCGTCCGGGCCTCTCGACAAAGGTGCTCGTCGTGTTACTTGTCAGGCGTTTCGGATTCTGCTTCCATCAGGGAAATCGCCTTCTGGCTGGCCTCGATTGTGGCAGCGCGTCGCAGAAGGTCAGTAACGTACTGGGCGAGTCGGGTCACGTCTCCGGAGACGGTTCGCTCCGCAGATGGAGGGTTCGCGGCGATGTGCGCGGCCTTCTCAGCAATCATTTCGGCTTCCCTGGTGAATGACTCCAACTCCCAAGTAATATTGGTAGCCAGGGCCGCCGCGGCGGTCACCTTGCTCGGCTTTGAGACGGCCATAGATTTCGTCCTTTCGACATCCAGCGTCGTGCTGGGCCGGGGTTAGTGGCGCGGCCCCATTATGGGCGCATCCTGCTCCAGGCCGTTGTACGTGCTGGTGAACTCGGAGATGGTCATGCGCTCCCAGTCCGGGTGAAGCTGCCCGTGCTCCTCGCACAGCAGCAGCCTCAGCCGCTCGAACTTGCCCCGACGCCGGTACGCGGTGTGCTTGACCATGGCGGCCTGGTCCCGGCAGTGACGGCCGGCGCGGTGGTCGTATACCTCGCACTTCCAGCCTTCGGTGAGCAGCCGTTCCAAGACGGCCTTCGCCTCGACCTCAGAGTTGGTCATGCCGATCCAGTAGGCGTGTTCGTCCTCCTGGTCGTAGGCGTAGGTGAACCACTTCTCGGCGTTCGGCTCGGAGTCGACTCGGATCACGTATCCGCGGTAGTCCGTCTGCCGCTCGGTCCCGTACTTCGAGTGACCGTCGTACTGCTGAATCCAGTTGCTCACTTCTTCACCTCCACTCGCGTCACGTGCCCGAAATCCCAGTCGGAGCGGTCGAAGTAGGGCTCTCCGCCCTCGTGGGTGAACAGGTACTCGGCCTTGCGCTCGGCCTGCTCTCGGTCGAGGGCTCGGACGGGAATGACGTGGACGACCGTTTCCACGATCTCGACCGTATAAGGCTTGCGCGAACTCATATGCTGGTCTCCTATATGCCGTACTTGTCGTTCAGGTCCGCTATCGCTTCGGCGCTGGCATCCCAGCGCTTAAGCTCGGCGGGCGTCAGGTTCGTACGCACCGCTCGGTACACGTCCCCCAACGACCGCGCCAGGGTCGTTACCTTCAGCTCCGGCGCACGCTCCAGCGCCACGCGAGCAAGTTCCACCCGGCCCTTCACAAGCCAGTAATGCGTGTCCGAGTCCGCCTCGTTCACGTCGTAGTGATTGAACAGCTTCACGTGATCGGAGAAACGGCCCTCGATCATTTTGAACGCCTTCGCGTTGATCATGGCTGCCTCCTCAGTAGGCGTAGATGCGCTTGGACTGATTCCTGTAGGTGCGCCAGATTTCCGCGCCGAGCAGCTTGCCCCGGCCGGTGAAGTTGTAGTTCATGCCGGTGTTGAAGATGTAGCCCCGCAGGGTGTTGATCTTCTCCGTGCGCGTCTCGGTGTAGGTCTCTCCCGTACGGAGGTTGCGCCAGACGATCGTGTATTCCTGCTGCGGAGCCTTGCCGACTCGCACAATGCCCATGGCGTCGATTCGCGGGGCGTCGATGGTGGTGCTCATTGGAATTCCTTCCATGAGTTGGGGCGTTGCCTGTCTCGCACAGACAAGGAAGGGCACCGCAGACCGGAGGCCGGCCGCGGTACCCAACCCAATCCAGGCGACTCAGCGGCGGTACTTGTGCTTGTGGAGGTTCAGTTCCACGAACACGCTCGGGAGGCCGTAAGAGGCCGCATACTCGACCGCTTCCGCGTAGTCGGTGAAGCGTCGGTGCCAGGCCGGGCCGATGTGGGCGACGTACATGTCAGCTCCTCCATTCATAGCGGCAGGGGCCGCACTCGAAGGTTCCCTTGACGCGAACCAGCACGCACGACTGGCACATGCCGTCATAGGTTGCTTCCATGCGGTCGTATTCGGCCTGCACGATGACGGCCAAATGCGCTTCCCAGATGTGCCGCGTCTCCTGGCACTCCCAGCACATGTATCCATACGCCGTCTTGCGGATCTCGCGCTTGCACAGCCAACACGGCTCGTAGTGCCCGCGCCTCATCCACTTGTCGATGAGCGGGGCCATCCTGCGGTCCTCTTCCATCTCGGGGAGGAAGTAGAGAGGCATGGTCACCTTTCTGCGGTCATGCAAAAGGCCCGGACACTCGCCTTGTCCGGGCCTTTCACGTTCGGATGGAGCTAGACCAGGCCGAAGTACCTGTGCGGCCTGGTGGGGCCGATCAAGCCGCCGTTGTCGGGCATCCATTCCAGGCACGCGACCTCGTGACGGGCGAAGAGCACGTCTTCGACGGCTCGCTCAGCCCACGGGATACGGCGCTTGGCGTTCACCAAGTTCCAGTAGTCATCACAGAGTTCCTGTGTGGTCCTGCGGGAGAGGTGACGCGAGATGGCAACCGCGTCGATGGTCTGAGGCACAGTGCACCTTTCATTCCACCGGTATGGCATGGACGCTTACCGGATTCCACCGCGCACGGCAGAGCCGTGCACGCCTGGGACCCGGAGAGTGTCAGCGGTACAGGTGGTAGGCATTCTTGAGCGGGATCAGGCCGCCACCCATGGACACGGTTCCGCGTACGAGCGGATTGGTCCGGCGGGTGAGTTCAGCCGCAGCACCCCAGCGGTACCAGTCCGCATCGCTGTTGCTCTGACGGAATTCCGCATACGCCTTGCGGTCGTTGATAACCATGGGTTGCCTTTCAGTGCGAGGTCGCGAGCCATTCACAAGCGAGCTGGAACCCCTGCTCGCAGTCGTCCTGCTTCGCGTCGACAAAGCCGTTGTTGAACTGGGACACATAGGTGTCCTGGGGCTTGGGCTGGGGGTCGCTCGTCTTGACGGCACAGCCGGCCAGGACCAGGACGGCCGCCACAGCGGCACCGATGGCAATGCGGATCTTGGACATGATTCATCCTAACGGAAGCAAGGTTGAGGGTAAAGTTAGCCCTTGAAACGGGCGGTCTTGCGAAGGGTCCGGATCTCCGCCTGTGCGGCGTCAGCAGCAGCCTGGTCTCCGCGGGCGAGTGCATCGCGCTTGCGTCCCATGGCGTCCATGAGGGCACGCTTCGCGGCCTCACGGGCGTCTCTGTGAGCCTGGTCCGCCTGTCGGTAGCGCGCCTGATCCATGAGGGCTGCGTACTGCGCCTGACGCTCCGCCTCCATTCGCTCGATCTGGCGCTTGGTGTACGTAGGCTTGCCGTCCTCTCGGCGGCCGATACCGCGCCCCTGGAGCTGCTTGGTCATGCCGTTGTCCGTGCGGACTCGCGGCAGGGCGTTTCCGTCCTTGTCACGCGAGATACGTGGGAACGGTCGCCCCTCGGCGATGAACTCGGGCATGAAAGGCAGATCGTTCGCGTGCTCCGCCTTGGACTTGTGACGACCCACCGGCAGATAGGGGCCGGTCTTCCGGAAAGGCAGATGCGGGATGTTCTCGACGGGCTCACGCAGCTCTATCGCCGCAATGCGACTACCGGGGCGTGCGTTGACCGGCGCGCTCGGGTAGGGACGTGCTTCCTTCGGGCGAGCCTGACGCACTTCCACGCGCTTGCCGTTGATGTTGGCGAACTTCCGCTTAGGCGCACCAGCAACGGCAGCCCTACGGGCCTGCTTACCCTTGACCGGGTCAGACTTGGTCTTCCACTCGCCGGGAGCACCGGCTTTCATTCCCTCACGCGTGCGTGTGTCAGGCTTGGTAGCAATCATGACGAAACCTCCTTCGTGGTGCGGAGCGTTGGGCGGTAGTTGGTGAGCGACGGTCGTTTGACCGACCGTCGCCCTAGCAGTGGTTACCCGCACTGCCACGGGAAAGAATTAATCCTCGCGCGTACACACCCCTTAGTGGTGCAGGATGCTTAAACGAGGCATATTTTCCCTACTCGCATAGCGTGCTTCCACTTTGTGATTCCCATTGTTCGGTTCACTGTGCCACCCGCGCGGTATTTCCACCCGCTCAAGCCTTCGGCCGCTATCCAACGGCCTAGACACATCACCCTTTTATCGCCGGGCAAAGAGTCCACACGCTGTAGAGTTGTCTGTATTAGGCACCGGTCACCCATGGCGGATTCACCACAGGCCAAGCCTGGCTTACGGCACGCGCCTATAAGGCGCATGTCCCGTGAAGGGTCACGCATAACCCTGACCCATATTGGCGTGAGGGTATGCCTATTAGACCCAAGTAGGGCCGCTTTGTTGTTCATTCGGTCGGTCCGGCATCTACCCACGACCCCATCCGCGCTTTGCGCGGGGGGCCGATTCGGGGATTTCTTGCCTTTCCCTTCCGACAAGAGAAACAATACCATTCCTAACGGAAGCAAGGCCAGCCCGAGGGTAGGGCGAAATACGGACAATATGGGGCGACATTTGAGGTCAATTCGGACGACTTATGGGACGAAGTGGACAGACAATGCGGGGCACTCTGGGCATGTTAGTTAGCGCAACTACAGGTATATTTAGAAAGGCTAATGTCCTGAATTAATTCGACAGAGGCCGGGGAGTTATACCCTCGTTACGCTCTTATTGATTCATGCGTTTACCCGCTCGTTACGCATACGGGGGTAATCATTATTTCAATAGAGAAAGGACCCACCGGGGGTGCTGTCCTTCCATCGCGTACGGGTTTAAAAGTTGCGCCTGGCAACCATTTACTTCCTGCCAACCACGCTCCAGCCCATCAGCAGAGGCCCGGCTGACGCCGGCCTGGCCCCTGTCGGCCCCTCACGCGGGGGTCTGGAAGGAAACAAATGACCCCCGGAGGGTGACCTGAGCCACACTTCGGGGGCCATCCGTCCCACAATGCCGAGATTGACACCGACGTCTATATGTAGGCGGTTGGGTTTATGTACCCCCAACCGCGGTCGCAAGTCCCCGAGGGAACTCTATGAGCCGTGTGGTGGTAGATCCGTCTCATTCATCTCAGGAACATCCCCAGGAAGGAGGAGAGACCTCGCCCTATCCATCAATTCTGCATCCTTGAAGCGGAATCTACCGGTTTTCAGGCCAGTGTGACCGTACATTGTCTTTTCCAGTTCGATGCTTGAGTCAGTTTCGAGGACCCATGGCACCTCTTGAAGGTCTAGAGTCTCCTTTTCCCGCACCAAACGGCTCCCTGTGCCCGTGCAGATGAGCCAACATGCCTGAGCGAACTGAGATCCGTTCCCGGCTCCATACAAACGCTGAGGTTCATGCCTCGCGGCAATGTCGAGTAGGGACAAATCAGGGATATGCGGGAAAGGAATGTACCCGACCACGGCAGTATCGCCGAAATTGCCCGTCGACGTGTAGGCGACGATGCCCACTCGTCGCGGATTCCACATGTGAGTCAGCCGAAAGACAGAAACTCGCCCTGTACCTTCGATCTCTTCCCGTGCCATCTTCTCTCCCTAAACACGATCAGCCCCCGCCCACTGTAGGGGCGGGGGCTGACATCACCTACCTGATCTTGCCCAGGTCAGATGCTGTGTTCGCAGGTCGGCAGCGGGTTGCCGCCGCCACCGTCGTCACCACAGGTGTCCTCGCAGTCCACCCCGGCCTTCCACAGCTCGGGGGCGACGTAGTAGCCCGCGGCCTCGATGGCGGCCACGGTGAGCGGAAGCACCTCGGCGGCCGGCGGGTAGACCTGCTTCCCGTCCTGGCCCCCGTCGCACGGGTTGTGGTGGACCTTGGGCCAGCCGTGCGACGAGAAGAACTCGTCGTACTGCCGGGTGTAGGTCATGAACTCGTGCCATGCCGGGTCCACGTCGGCGCTCATGTAGAACGTGGGAGCCCCGGCCGGCTTCTGAGCGGAGGCGGCCAGGTAGGCGAGGGCCTGGTCCGTGATCTCCTCGGCCGTCTCCTGGCTCAGGTTGTTCGTCTTGGCCACACGGCGACTCAGCCGCGCGAAGAACGCCGGATCGACCAGCGTCCTTCCCTTCACGGCCTCCATGACAGGTGCAGACATGCTCACACTCCATGAGTTGGGTTGTGGTGCCTTGCAATGCCCGCCCTGGCGGGCCTCGGGCTGTCCTTTACCGAGGTCTTCCAGGGCAGGCGGTTCCCCTGACTGGACTCGAACCAGTGACTTCCAGGTGGTGTGACGCCCGCAGTGAGATTTGGGTTACACCTGGCGCTCTACCGTCTGAGCTACAGGGGAGGGTGCCCGTGCCGGCCCCACCCGGAGCAGTGAAGTGGCCGTTCGACTAGGGACACCACTGCGTACACGGGCTCTCCGCCGATCTCACCGTGCACCCCCACGTGAGACCAGCAGAGAAGCAGGGATCAGGACGCTTTCGCTCCCGCGCCGACGAGGACAGCGGTGTACGCCTCGTTCATAATCCTGGTGAATCGGCGGTCGTGGTCGTCCTGCGCCGTCCGCTCCCGGTGATCACCGCCAATGCCCCAGTAGAGGCGGCCGGCCTCGTCCTGCATGAACCGCTTCGCGTTTTCGCGGAGGTGGTTCTCATCGATGTAGCCGAGTCGGTGCATGGCCGACCACATGCAGAGCCATCGGTTCTGCCGCAGGGCGGTCGCCTTGTCGGGAAGGTCGTACTCCGAGTAGACCTCGGACAGCGCCTCGGGGTTCTCGGCCAGCTCCCCCACCATCCGGGAGTGCCACTGCACGAACTGAAGCCGCTTGTTCTCCTCGTGGTGCTTCTGCTGCTGCTTCAGCGTCTCGACGTGGTGCCGTTCGCGCTGTACGGCCGCCCGCAGACTCAGCACGACACCAACGAGGCCAAGGGACACAGCGACGGGGGTCTTCACAGTTCCTCCGGTGAGGTGATTTGGGAGAGGGGACCTCTCCCCTCCCTACGGGGGTGGTCCGGAGCGAGGACCAGGGAGGGGAGAGGCGCTTGGAGCCCGCCCTACGGGCGCGGATGGGTTGAGGGAGCCATCAAGGAGTCAGCCCGTAGGGCGGGGGCCTGAGGGGTGCACGGCAGTCGCCCACGCGTCGGGGAGCATAGAGCCGTGTCTCAAGAGCATGTCGAGACCGCGGAAGGCGGAAGCAAGGCCAACGGCGTAGGTCTTCCAGTCCTCCAGGTCGAAGTTCTTGTAGTCGTCCTCGTGCTTCATCTCGTCGGCGAGCATGTTGGCTTGGGAGTACATCCGCTTCACAAGCTCGTCGGCCGTGGGGTCGGCTTCTGCGTGACTCATCTGCTTCCCGTCCCGCTGTTCATGGCATACAGGAGCCAGACGATGACCGAGGCCATGATGGTGGCTGTGAGCACAGCGCCCCAGAAGGGGCCGTCCGCAGTGAAGTTCCAGGCCCGAACCCTCCTCGGAACCTTCTCGTCGTGCTTGATGGTGGGAGGCCACTGAGTCATCCCCGGATCACCCGGCCTTCGGTGCCGGCCTCAAGCGTCATCGTGACCTCTCGGGCCTGTTCCAGCCCCAGACCCTTCACGATGCCGATTCGCTTGCCCCACTGGGTGTCCAGAACTTCGAGTTCGACCAGAACGCCAGCACTGATCAGAGCGCCCTTCAGCTTGGCCAGCACATCGAGGGCGATGCCCTCGCTCACGTCCTTGGGGTCAATAGCCTCAGTCATTCGCGGCGGCTTCCTCGGGGTGGTTCTTCCGAAGGGTCAGCCCGTCCTTGACGAGGTTCAACAGCTTCAGGCCGACACCGACGTTGCAGTCCCCGAGCCTGACCACCCAGTCCCGGTCTACCTCGGTCGGCCGCGCTCCGAACTGAGGGAGCCTGATGCCGGCCTCCCGAAGCGCGCCGTCCAGGGCCGTGGTGATCTCCTCGACCTCGATCACGAGGGTGGCCGGCGGTTCGTTTCTCGTGCTGTGGGGATGCATGAGCGGTCCTTCGTGTCATCGGCCAGAGCTGTAGCGCTCTGTAGTGCTGCCACTACCGGGGAGCCCCAGAGTGGCCTACAGTCGAGCTGTCTTCAACTGACGGAATTTGTTTGATGAGTTGAGGTGATAGCCCTTGAACCGGAAGAGGCTGGACCCGGAGGAGTCGCCTGGGGCGGCCTTCGGCGAGCGTTTACGCAGGCTGAGGGATGAACGCGGCTGGACGCAGGACGAGCTAGGGGTGCGCTGCGGGTGCTCCGGGGCGCATATTTCTGCCGTAGAAATTGGTCGGCGCTCGCCAACTCTCCAGTTCGCGGCAAGCGCTGATAAGGCGTTCGGAACGGGCGATGAACTCCAACGGCTGTGCCGCGCCGTACGCAACACGTCGTTGCTGGAGGGGTTCACGGAGTACGTCCCTCACGAGCGCCGGGCCGTCGAGATCAGGCTCTTTGAGGTCGGGATCATCCCCGGCCTGCTCCAGACACCGGAGTACGCCGCAGCCGTCCAGACCGGAGCCGTGCGGCGAGGCGCGATTACCGAGCAGCAGGCAGAGGAACGACTGTCGAAGCTCGCAGAGAGGCAAGCGGCACTGCGGCGGACGCCTCCCCCGCTGATCCATGCCGTCCTGGATGAGAGTTGCCTCATGCGCCCGGTCGGTGGGGCTAAGGTCTTGGCGGGACAGCTAGACGCGTTGCTTGAGTTCGCTGAGCGCCCCTCGACACTCCTGCAAGTGGCACCGTTCGACCTGGGAGAGCGTCGGGCCTTCGATCTGCCAGTAACCTTGCTGACCATGGCGGACAGAGCGCAGCTCGTCTACGCCGAGTCTGCGCAACGTGGCCATCTCGTAAGAGAAACCGCGTTCGTCGTGACCGCCTTGACGGCCTACCATCAGCTTCAGGCCGAGGCGGAATCTCAAGCCGCCAGCGTGGCCAAGATCCGTGAGTTACGAAAGGGCATCCAGTGACGACCGAACACCCGCAGTGGTTCACGTCCTCCTACAGCAGCAACGGCGGCCAGTGCGTCGAGGTCGCCACCAACCTCGCCGCCTCCCGCGGCGTGGTCCCCGTCCGTGACAGCAAGGACACCGCCAGGCCGGCGCTGAGCGTCCCGGCCGGGGCCTGGTCCGCCTTCGTCGGCATGGCCAAGGACGCTCAGGTCTGACGACGGAATGAATTAGACTCGGGACCCGAGAACCCCTCCGCAGCTCCTATGCGGAGGGGTTCTCTCTGTCTTCGGGCCTGTCAGGCGGTCAGCGGAAGCATGGCGGCCTGGGAGCCCTCCGAGGGCTTGTGCCGGTAGTAGGTGGCCTGCGAGATATTGAGGGCCTTGCAGACGGCATCCACGGTGACCTTCCTTCCCTCAGCCCTCAGGGCCTCTCTCGTCTTGGCGATCCGCGCCGCGAGGGCCTGAGGCTTGGGAACCTCCGTCAGTCCCTCAACCTCACCCATGACCTTCTCGAACTCGCCCGCCAGCCCCTCAGCCGTCTGAGACAGGTTCTCGATCTCTCTCACCACGCCGGAGGCCCGAGAAACGAGGGTGAGGGACTGCGAGGCGAGAGAGGCAGTCAGCTCTACCGAGAGGTAGTCGATCATCCCGCGAAGCTCGGACTTCTCCTCAGAGGCCGTCTTCACCTGAGAGGGCGTCTCAGCCATGTGGATGAGGTGAGCGATCACCAGGGGCGGGACGCAGCTCACAGCGACCACCAGGCCCCGAGAGGTCCCCATGTAGGTCTGCTCGATCAGGTGAGAGATCGACTGCGCACCCATGGCGAGAAGGAGAGCCATCACGCCACCGACGAGGGCCGTCCTCTCACCGGGCAACTGCATCTTGCGGCGGTACTGAGAAATCGCCCCGGCCGCGAGGGCGTAGACCGACAGGCAGACAGGCATGGCGGGGGCGTAGTGCTCAGACCATCCGGCGGTCTTCGCCAAGGCCACTTCGCCGGGGATGGAGAGATACAGCGCCGCGAGGCAGGCCGCGGGGAGAGCTATCCGAAGAACGGCCTTGATGTACCAGGGCACAGCAGACATGAGAGTCCTCTCAGATGTGCTTGGGGTGTGTTAGGCAGCAGCGCCGAGGAAGGCGGCTGCACGGTCCATCTCGTCCTTGCAGTTGCGGCACACGCCGCTCTGGCCGAGAGGGAACAGGGCTTCGCAGACCCCGCAGTGAGCCCGCTCGGGCTTCGGGGCCGCGGGGGCGGTCGGCGTCAGCCGGACCGGGGTGAAGGTCTTCAGCCTGTGGACGATCAGGCCGGGAACGGACTCGATCCGCTCAGGAAGGGCCGTGGTGAGGCACTGAAGGATCTCTTCGGAGGTGTACGCCTCACGGAGCCACGGCACCACCCGCGGGGCCAGGCGGCCGATCTCCTGATCCGAGAGAGGCAGCGCCTTGTGCAGGCTCAGCCGCTCAAGGATGCGACGGCCCTCACGGGCCATCTCGCGGCCTATCCCCTTGACGAACGAGCTTTCCCCCTCCCCGCCCTTCTCGGTGCCCTCAGGGGCCAGCGGAGCCGGTTCCTGTGACTCCACGGGGGTGGGGGTGGTGTCTTTCTTGCTCTCCGTCTTACTCCCTATGGGAGAGCCGCCGACAGCCTGACCAGTCGGAACGCCGACCGTCGGCATGTGGCCAGTCGGAGAGACCTCAGAGTCCGGGGTATCCGTGACGGTGGTGATGGTGACCCATCGGCCCGTCTCGGGGTCCTGGAGCTTGGCGCGCTTGACGTAGCCCGCCTCTATCAGCTCGTTCATGGCGCGACTCACCGAGCGCCGGCCGTTGGGGACCTGGGCAGTGATCCGGTCAACGGTGGCCCCCGAGCCGTCAGGCATGGAGAGCAGACGAGTCAGCAGGCCCACGGCCTCAAGAGAGAGGCTTCCGTGCCTCGCGATCATGTTCGGGATCTGGACGTATCCAGCCCGCAGCTTGCTACGCTTGACGCGCAT